GGCACGTACAGAAAAAATACCCTTTTTCAAAAGAAATCAGCAAATAGACGAGGCATGAAATGGCAGGCGTTAAAGGAAAAAGTGGCGGGCCACGCAAGAATGCGGGTGGCGCGCGTCCTGGAGCCGGCCGCAAGCCTAAAAACAAGCAGCAGGAATCAGCAAATATTCCGCTGACAGGTGGAGTTGGGGTGTCGCTTGAGCCGCAGCCGCATGGTGGCGCCCTGAAACGTTCAAAAGCCGAGCCTGTCGTCATTGAAGGCGACGACACCTTAAAGCTGTTGCAAGACATTGCATTTGGCAGGGTTGATGCCACAAATATTCAGGTTCGCGCAGCCATTGCGGCCGTTCAATATACGCACACGAAGCGCGGAGACGGCGGCAAGAAAGACGAAAAGAACAACAAGGCCAAGGAAGTCGCAAGCAGGTTTGCTCCTGCTGCACCGCCTAAACTTGTCGCGGCCGGCGGCAAGAAAGTTTGAAAGTGAAGTGGTCCACATCCTGCAAAGATTGGGAAAGCAGGCTGATTGATGGTCGATCCATCATTCCGAAGCCTATATTTCCAGATCAAGCAGAACAGGCGCTTGCCATATTCAAGCAATTGCGGGTTGTCGATTTGCCTGGAAAGCCGACCTTTGGCGAATGTAGCGAGCAATGGGTATTCGATTTTGTGGCGGCCATTTTCGGTGCGTACGACGCTGAATCCGGAAAGCAGTTGATCCGCGAATTCTTTCTGTTGATCAGTAAGAAAAACACGAAATCGACTATTGCGGCCGGAATCATGCTGACAGCCGTGATTTTGTGCTGGCGCGAGGAAGAAGAGCATCTCATCCTTGCCCCGACCAAGGAAGTGGCAGACAACAGTTATAAGCCAGCTGCAGGCATGGTGCGCGCTGATGAAGAACTGAGCGCATTGTTCCATGTTCAGGACCATGTGCGAACCATCACGCACCGCGTGACGCGCGCATCGCTCAAGGTCGTGGCGGCAGATACAGAGACGGTTTCCGGTAAAAAGTCCGGTCGCGTGCTAGTTGATGAGCATTGGGTATTCGGCAAGCGTGCAAATGCTGATGCCATGTTCATGGAAGCCACAGGCGGCCAAGTATCACGCGATGAAGGATGGGTTATTTACTTGTCCACGCAAAGCGATGATCCGCCTGCCGGCGTGTTCAAGGAAAAGCTGAACTATTACCGTGATGTTCGAGACGGGATCATCGACGACAAAAAATCATTGGGCGTGCTGTACGAGTTTCCCACGCAGATGATCGAATCGAAGGCATATCTCGACCCGAAAAACTTTTACATCACCAATCCGAATATTGGTAGCTCAGTCAGCGCCGAATGGTTGGCAGACCAGCTGAAGAAAAATCAAACCAAGCAAGACGGCGCGTTTCAACAGTTTCTTGCCAAGCATCTGAATATTGAGATCGGCCTGAATTTACGGTCAGGTCGCTGGCCTGGCGCCGAGTTCTGGGAAAAGCAGGGCAGCAATGATGTATCGCTCGACACAATCATCGAGCGCTGCGAAGTGGTGGACATCGGCATTGATGGTGGCGGCTTGGATGACTTGCTCGGTATGGCAGTTGCCGGACGCGACAGAGAGACACGCGAATGGCTTGGATGGACGCACGCGTGGGCGCATCCATCTGTTCTTCAGCGACGCACTGACATTGCGCCACGCTTGAGTGATTTTCAGCGTGACGGCGATTTGACGATGGTGCAAGAAATCGGCGATGACGTTGAAGAGGTCGCAGAAATCGCGGCGCGGATCCAGGAAGCCGGATTGCTCGACAAGATCGGCGTGGACCCTGCAGGGCTTGGCGGCATTCTGGATGCATTGGCCGAGGCCGGCATCCCTGAAGACAAGATCATTGGCATCTCGCAAGGCTGGAAGATGACCGGCGCCATCAAAACAACTGAACGCAAACTAGCAGAGGGCGTGCTGGTGCATGGCGGTCAGCCGATGATGGCCTGGTGCGTGAGCAATGCAAAGGTCGAGCCGCGCGGCAACGCAATCATCATCACAAAACAAGCAGCTGGCTCGGCAAAGATCGACCCGCTCATGGCGATGTTCAATGCAATTTCATTGCTATCGCTGAATCCTGAACCACCAGAAAGTGCGCTCGGCGGCGTTCTGCCGGCCGATTATGAAGTCATGACCGCATAGGTGAACAGTTGAACATCAAAATTTTTAATATTTGCCTGCTGATTGGCTGGCTAATGGTCACGATCGGCGGAATGCTTTTGAACGTTGGAGCCGGATTGTGCATTGGCGGCGCATTATTGATTGGATTGACCATCGTCATGAGCAAAATCGGCGGACTCTTCGTTCAAAAGGATAATCTGTAATGTTCTTGAGCGGAATAAAAGCAGAGGACCGTTCGCCGTGGGGCCATTTCTGGTTTGAGCCAGTTGGCGTGCGTACCGGCAGCGGCGTGCGCGTCACCGCCGATACCGCGCTTACGTTATCTGCAGTATTTCGTGCCGTGTCGCTGGTATCTGGTCATTTGGCATTGCTGCCAATCCGCTTTTACAAGAAAGGCACACGCCAACAGATCGTCAATCATCCAGTATTGAACCTGCTCAACAAGCGCCCGAATCGCTGGCAGAACGCTTTCGAGTGGCGCGAGATGATGCAGGGGCATATTGAGCTGCGCGGGAATGCCTACAACGAGATTTATTCGGATGGGCGCGGCGAAATTCAAGAACTGATCCCGCGTCATCCTGATAAGGTCAAGATCAAGGTTCTTGACAATGGCGATTACAACTATTTGATCACCAATCCGGACGGAACGCAGCGCACTGTACCGCGCGGAAGCATCTGGCACATTCGCGGGCTCTCTTCGGATGGAATTGTCGGCTTGGCCGTACTGGAATATGCGCGCGAATCGTTCGGCCTCGGCATTGCGGCCAAGAGCTATGGCGCGCGCTTCTTTGCAAACGACGCGAAACCGACAGGCGGTTGGATTGAATACCCTGGCACCTATCGCGACAAGACGCAAAAGCAGGCGATCCGCGAAACGCTGCAAGACGCACAGAGCGGAATGAATCGCGGCAAGCTCATGATGCTTGACTACGGCATGAAGTATCACGAAGTCGGGCCCACAAATGAAGACATGCAGTTTTTGGGCACGCAAGAGCACTCGGTAACGGACGTTGCACGCTGGTTCGGCGTGCCGCCGCATAAAATCGGCGCACTGGACCGCGCCACGAACAACAATATCGAGCAACAGGCACTTGAATATGTAACCGATGGCCTGATGACGCGCGCCAGCCGCAATGTAGCAGCGATCAAAGCTGATTTGCTGTTCGACGATGAAGAGTTTGATGTCGAATACGACTTTTCTGAATTCTTGCGCGGCGATTCCACGGCGCTGTCGAACTTTATCACCAAAATGACGAACAGCGGCATCCTGACAAGGAACGAAGGTCGCGCGATGGTCGGCAAAGATCCATTGCCAGGACTCGATACACCGTTACTGCCATTGAACATGGTCGAAGAGCCTGGAAACGATGAGCCTGATAGCGACGATAAGCAACAAAAGCCAGTAAAACAGACACCATCAAGCGACGTTGAAGCATTGCGATCGATCCGACATGCTTCTGCTGCACGTCTTGCACGGCGCGCCGCCGGTGCATTGGAAAAGAAAAGCGCTGCTGAAGTATTTGATGACGATTTTGCCGAATTAATCGCTGAATCGATGGCGGTTCCAGTTGAAAAGGCAAAAAACTGGTGCAGCGGCATGCGATCTTTCAAAAGATGGGATGAATCACAAATTCGCAGCGCATTGATCAGCGAATTCATTTTAGAGGTAACAATATGAAACACGAACGCTTTATTGCTTGGTGCCTTGCTGAACCTTGGGCTTTGATGCCTGAACGTATGGCAGCTTATGCCGCAGTCCTGGCACGCAAGTTCGCATTGCCAGCTGCTGGCTTAACACATGAGCCGGACGACAATGCACCAAGTGCAGGCCCACGCCAATCAAGAGGCGGCGGTTCGCGCAGTGGTTCGATTGCAGTCATTCCCGTATATGGAATGATCGTTCAACGCGCAAGCCAGATCGACATTTGCGAAGGTGGAACAAGCACACAGCAAATCAGTTCCATGCTGGCAGACGCCAATGCAGATGACACCGTTGCGCAAATCCTCCTCGACATCGATAGCCCAGGCGGATCGGTGTACGGCGTGCAAGAACTCGCAGCAGAAATCATGCAATCGAAAAAACCTGTGATTGCAGTCGCCAACAGCTTGGCAGCCAGCGCCGCCTATTGGATCGGCTGCGCGGCAAATGAGTTTTACGTGACTCCAGGCGGCGAAGTCGGCTCGATCGGCGTGTGGATGGCGCATCAAGATTGGAGCAAAGCGCTTGAAGAAGCTGGCGTCAATACTACGATGATCTCGGCGGGTAAATTCAAAGTTGAAGGAAACCCATATCAGCCACTTGATGCAGATGCGCGCGCATTCATGCAGTCCCGCGTTGATGATTACTACTCTGCATTCACCAAAGGCGTATCGAAAGGCCGCAAAGTTGGCATCGACGCCGTGCGCAATGGAATGGGGCAGGGGCGCGTACTCGGGGCCGATCAGGCTCTCTCTGAAAAAATGGTCGATGGCATCATGACGTTCGATCAGGTGGTCGCCAAGATGTCGAAAGCTATCCGTTCTGGTAATACTGCCAGCGCTTCTACTCAAATATCGACAATCACGATCGACGCACGCACTGATGCCGAAGTTGTGCAAGCCGCTGTTTCCAATTACATCGCACAAGCAGAAGCGAATCCGAATGGACATCAAGCCGCACTCTTGCGCCGCAGATTGGAAATTTAAGGAATTGGGCCGCACAGCCCGCCCGCCAAGTCCGTTGATTTGGTGTTACCCGCCCGAAGGCGGGAAGTGCAACCCGCAGTAACAGACAGCCGCCGAAAGGCGGTTTTTTTATGCCTATCGAACCCGCCGCGTGCGGGTTTTTTCATTTAAGGAACCGAAATCATGAGTAAAAAACTCCGCGAGTTGCAAGCCAAGAAGGCGCAAGCTGCTCAAGCCAAATCTGAATCCCTGAAAGCCGCATCCGGCCTGCTCGACAAAGCAGCTGCCGAATCGCGCGATCTGACCGCAGAAGAGCAAGCCGAATTCGGCAAGCACAAAGCTGCAGCCGATGCCAAAGCTGGCGACATCGATCGCATTCAAACTCAGATCGACATCGAGCAAGAAATGATCGCCGCACAAGCACAAGCGCAAGGCGTTGTGCATATTGCTGGCAACGGCACCGACATTCGCGTTGAAGAAAACGTCGAGAAAGACCCGAAGCGCGGATGGACAAGCAAGGGCGACTTCTTCAAAGCAGTTCGTTCCGCATCAAACGCTGCCGCAACTGGTGCACAGATCGATCCGCGCTTGCGTATTGGCGCAGCTGCGCCGACGACCTACAGCAATGAGGGCAATGGAGCTGACGGCGGCTTCGCAATTCCACCTGCATTTTCACAAGAAATCTGGCGCTTGTCGTTGGATGACGGCTCTTTGGTTCCAATGACCTTGAATACCGAAGTCTCCGGTAACAGCATGGTATTCCCAAAAGATGAAACCACACCATGGGGTGGTAATGGGGTACAGGCATATTGGAAAGGTGAAGCATCTGCAGCCAACCAAAGCAAGCTGCTTTTGGGCACCGAGATGATGCGCTTGAAAGAGCTTATGGTTCTCGTCCCAGTGACAAATGAATTGCTGGATGACGCACCTGCGCTCGGAACATATATCACGCCACTGGCAGGTGAACGTATCCAATGGAAGACCAATGAGGCAATCTTGTTTGGCCCAGGTGGACAACAACCTCAAGGCTGCATGAGCAGCAATGCTTTGGTCGTGGTCGCTAAAGAGAGTGGGCAGGCAACACAGACGATTTCTCAGCCTAACATTTCAAAAATGCGCAGTCGTCTTTTGACCGGCCAGCTGAAAAACGCAATCTGGATCGGAAACCCTGACATTTTGCCAGCACTGGAAGGTTTAACAGTCGGTCAAATCCCGATCTTCTTGCCACCTGGGACAGGTATTCGTGAAGGCGGTTATGACGGCACTCTGAATGGTCGTCCGCTGATCCTTTCTGAACATGCGAGCGCATTCAGCTCGCAAGGCGACCTTTCGCTGATCTCTCTGAAAGGGTATCGCACCATTACCAAGGCAGGCGGAATTGAAACTGCAACATCCATGCATCTGTATTTCGATGCAAATGCTACAGCATTCCGCTTCATCTTCCGTATCGATGGTCAGCCTGTGATGCAAGCACCTGTCACACCTCCAGCTGGCAAGAGCACCAATACACGCAGCTATTTCGTGACACTCGGCGCTCGCTAATCCTAGCGAATCTGCAAATGGCGGCTTGAAATAGCCGCCTCAATTGAATATCACCGGAAAGGAATTTCATCATGGAACAAAATGTTAAATTGTCCGAGCAAATGGCTATTCTCGGCACTATCAATCCTGCCAGTGTCGCCGCTGGAACAGTCGTATCTACTTGGGTTTCAGTCGCAAACTTCAATCGTTTGGCCGCGATCTTGCAAACCGGATCGCTTGGCGCATCGGCTACCGTTGATGCAAAACTGCGTCAAGCAACTGATTCAAGCGGCACTGGCGCAAAAGACATCACAGGAAAATCCATCACGCAACTTGTTAAGGCAAGTAACGACAACAATCAAGTTGTGTTGGATTGCAGCGCGGAAGATGTGGATGCAACAAATGGATATGGATATGTTGCATTGTCAGTCACAGTTGGCACGGCGGCGTCCCTGCTGAGCGCGCTTATGATCGGCGGCAATGCTCGTTTTGAGCCTGCTTCCGCCTTCAATCCGACTACCGTCGTGCAGGTTGTTTAACTAAGAAAATAATGCCCAGGCTTCGGTCTGGGCATTATTTTCACTAACACATAAAAATCAATGGCCCTCCAGCTAATCACGCCGCCATCGGCAGAGCCTATCCATCTCAATGATGCGATCACGCATATTAAGCAGACATCTGGCGTAGACGATAGCCACATTACTGCATCGGTCATTGCAGCGCGGAAGTCTGCCGAAAATGCGACGTGGCGGCAGTTGGTATCTGCGAGGTATAAGCAAGTACATGACAGTTTTCCTGGCATCGGTGTTTTCGGCGTCAATTGGGGCCACACCTATCAGATACCGAAGAATGCCATTTTGTTGGAGCGCCTGCCTGTTCAATTGGTAGAGAGCATCCAATACATAGCAATGGACGGCACGACGCAGACAGTCGATCCATCTATCTACACCGTCGATTATTCGACTGAGCCGTGCCGCATCACGCCGAAATTCGGGCAAATATGGCCAATTCCTTTGCCGCAAATCGGCGCGGTATGGGTGACATTCATTGCAGGCTTCGCAGCGCCTATCACGGCAGACGCGACGGCAGACACGATTTCGATCTCGCTATGGAAAACGCTCTCGGTCGGTGATGCCGTTCGCTTTACCAATAGCGGTGGCGCATTGCCTTCGCCACTGAAAGTGCAAACAGATTACTACATTGCAGCCAATCCATCTGCTGGCGTGTATCAGCTCTCCGCGACTTCTGGCGGCGCAGTAATCGACATTGCCGATGTGGGAACTGGGAACAGCTTTATAGGTGAAATGCCGGACGACATTCTGGCATGGATCAAATTGCGCATTGGCTCGCTCGACATATTCCGCGAAGAAGCGATCGCCATGAATCGCGGCAAGATCGAGACGCTGCCATTTGTTGACAGCCTGCTCGATAGCTACGCTCGCTGGTGGTGATATGTCAGTCGTATTTAAAGCCGGTGATTACCGCAAATTAGTGACCATTCAGCAGCGTAGCCTGACGCAAGACAGCTACGGCGGACAGTCCGAAACATGGTCTGACGTGATGACCGTATGGGCATCGATCGAGCCGCTTTCATCGCGTGAGCTGATGGCGGCGCAAGCCGTTCAATCTGAAACAACACATCAGATTCGCATGCGCTATGTCGATGGCATTACCGCTGACATGCGCGCTGTCTACAACGGACGGTATTTCAACCTTGCACGGCCGCTCAATACTGAAGAGCGAAACATCGAGCTAGTCATCCCAGCAATTGAGGGGCTGAACCGTGGCTAGCATCGAAGAGCAATTGAAATCGACGCTGAACGGACTCGTCAGCAACAAGGTATTTCCGATGATTGCGCCAGACAGCACGACTGGCTCATACATCACCTATCAGAACATCATCAATTCACCAGAAAACACGCTTGCCGATGGCATTTCGATCAACAACACGCGCATGCAGATTGACTGCTGGGCAGATGACTACAGCACTGTCAAAGCGCTTGCTGATTCAGTTGCCACAGCATTGGCCGCAGCAAGTTTTACGAATATCCCGAAATCGACTCGTGACGGATATGAACCAGTCGTCAAAAAGTTTCGCGTGATTCTCGATTATTCATTCTGGTGGAATTGACCCACTTTTAACCCGCCCGCTTCGGCGGGTTTTTTTATTTCAACCCGCCGCGTGCGGGTTTTTTCTTTTTAAGGAGTCATCATGCCGTCAACAGCTATCAGCGCACAAGGATCAAAGTTCTATATCGGCACAGGAACTGGTGGAGCAAAAACAATTTCTGCCGTCACGGTTGGCAATCCTACTATTGTGACTGCTACTGCGCACGGCTTTAGCAACGGGGACGTTGTAACACTCGCTGGTTTTACCGGTGCAGACGCAGCTACTTTGAATGGTCAAACAGTTGTCGTGAAAAACGTTACAACGAACACGTTCGCATTCGACATCGACACGACTGGCAAGACGATCACAATCGGTACCGTAACCGCTACACCAGTCACTTGGACACAAATCAAAAACCTGAAATCCTTCACTGGTTTGGATGGTTCGCCTTCCGACATCGACATCACCAATTTGGACAGCACGGCGAAAGAATACACGCCCGGTTTGGTTGATAACGGCATGTTTTCCGGAGAAGTCGATCGCGATCAATCTGATGCCGGCCAATTGGCATTCGATGCAGCTCGTGTGGCGGGCACAACCAAGAACTTCAAACTCGTTTTCCCATCCAGCGTGGCAACCGCAACATTCAGCGGCTATGTGAAGAAATTTGGCTTGGCCGGTGGCGTTGATCAGGTTCTGAAAACACCGTTCGACATCCGCATCACCGGCGCCGTCAGCTGGTCGTAATCCGGCATTTTTAAATACTCAATAAGGAGATGAAATGGGATTACTGACACGCGACCAGATTCTTGGCGCAAATGATTTGAAGGTCGAAACCGTCGAAGTGCCGGAATGGGGAGGCAGTGTGCAGGTTCGCACGCTGACCGGCAAGGATCGCGATGCATTCGTCGAATCCTTGCCGACCAAACCGGACGGCACCACAGATCCGAAAAACTATCGTTCCGCCTTGCTCGCTTTCACCCTTGTTGATGAAAACGGCGAACTTCTGTTCAGCGAAGAGGACGTGAACGCACTTGGAAACAAGAGCGCGACAGCGATCATGCGCGTGTTCGCTGTCGCCAACAAATTGAACGGCATCAGCGCCAGCGCCGTCAAGGAAGAGGAAAAAAACTCCGACGCCGCCCAGAGCGGCGCTTCTACTTCCGACTCTGCCTCCAGCTAGGGTTTTCCCATCCGGACCAAATGCTTGCTTCGCTCACGTCGAAGCAAGTGGCCGAATGGATGGCTTTCAACAATGTAGAAGGCATCGGCGGCGAGCCAGCGGAGAACTTCAGGGCTGGTCAAATCTGCTCGACAGTCGCCAACTTCAGCACATGGGAAATCAAGGAGCCGTTCAAAGGTTCCGACTTTATCCCCATGTTGGAAGACGAAAAGAAGTCGAAAGAGCCGATTTTACTAGCCGATCCGAAGGAACATGCGAAGTTGATCATGTCTCAGGTGTTCGGAACCACGATGGAAGCAGCCTACGGGAAGAAAAAGAATGGGTGACTTTGCGCGCATTATGTTGACTGGATATGACGCGCTGAAAAAGCGGCTTCAAGACATGGACACAGAATTGCGCGAGAACGCATTGCGCGCAGTGACGTTCGCCGGCGCCAATGTGATCTGCCAGCAGGCCATTAAAAACGCGCCGTATTACACCGGCGAGGTATCGGAAGATGTGATCTGCCAGCAGGCCATTGAAAACGCGCCGTATTACACCGGCGAGGTATCGGAAGGCCACCCGCCGCCAGGAACGCTCAAGAAAAGCATCATCGTCAAGCGAATCGAAGAGCAATCCGGCCCGTATCGAGAAACGTACTACGTGACGGTACGTCGCGGCAAGGTCGGCAGCGATTCGGATGCCTATTACGCTCACATGGTCGAGTACGGCCACTTTGCGCGTGGGCCAGGACAGAAACTGAAAGGCGGCGCACGCAGCAAAGCCGCCCAGCGCGTAGCACTCGAGGCATCCGGCGCCAAGTTTGTGCCGGCACAGTCCTACATGCGCACCGCGTATGAAATGAAAAAGGATGATGCCGTGCGTGCCATGCAAGAAAAATTGAACGAACGTCTCAACTCGGTGAAATAATGGATCAACTCAATATTGGCGTGACGACAGACGCGGCGAAAGCTGCGGATGACTTGACGAAAGTTTCAACGTCGATCGACAAGGTTCAAACCGCGACCGAGAAAATGAATGCGGTCAACGTCAATGCGACGCGATTGATCAACCAGAACGAAGCGGAAAGCCGCAAATTCATCGCAGCATTGCAGGAAGAGGTCAACACTTACGGTAAAGGCCGCGAAGCCGTGCTGCAGTATCGGGCATCGCAACTGGGCATTGCCAATGAAGCGAAAACGCTCATTGATCAGCTCACGAAAATGAAAGCCGGCAGTGATGCCGTACAAGGAGCAGCGCATGAAATGGAGCAGTTCGGCTTTCAGACTGCCGGTGCCAAGCGCGAATTACTGGTGCTGGCGCATGAAGCCAGTCAGGGAAATTGGACTCGCTTGGGCGGATCGTTGATGGTGCTGGGCGAGCGCACTAATGCGATGGGCTTGATTTTCAATTCAACTGGCTTGGCAATCGGCGTGGCCGCTGCGGCTGTGGCAGCGCTTGGCTATGAAGTCATCAAAGGCGCGGAGGAATGGAAAAATCTAAATGATGCGATCGCGAGAACAGGCAATTCGATCGGCCTCACCGCGCACGATATTTCGGATATGTCCAACTATGTTGCGCAAAGCACAGGCCATACCGCAAAAGCGCATGAAGCGCTTGATTTGCTCGTTGCATCGGGCCGCGTCGGCAAAGATGTTCTCCGTGACTTTGGGCGCGCAGTCCTGGAGGCATCGAACGATACAGGGCAAGATGTTCAAACCATCACGGCAGAGTTTCTCAAGATGCAGGATGGCGCCCTAAAGTTTGCGCAGGAATATCAAAAAACACACCATTTGCTCAATGCAGCGCAAGCCGAAACGATTATCAAACTGGATGAGGAAGGCAAGCAGGCCGAAATAGTCAAGGTCATTCTCAGCGCGATGCATGATGAGCATGTGAGGCTGATGGAAACGCAGAAGCAGGAAAATGGTCTCATCACGCAATATTTCCAGGATTGGGCTCGTGGCTACGACAAGATCAAGGCATCGCTCATGAGTTTGGGCGCACCAGAATCCAATTTCGAAAAAATTGGCGACAAGCTCAAGATTGTCGAAGCAATCAAAAGTAATATTGCAAATGCGGAAGCGCTCGGTGATGAGAAAGCGGAAGCCAGGTTCAAGAGGGAACTCGCACGCACCTATGCTGAAATTGATTCGCTGACCGCTCTCGAAAACGCGAAGAAGAAAACTGCGGAGGCGACAGCCACGGAGAAAAAAGGCGGCGATGCGGCATTCGGATTATCCAGCTATTTGAATTCAGGCTATCAGACAGACGCGCAACGCCGTGCCGATTTGGTCAAGGAAGAAAACAAGACATTCAACGAAGTCATCGCTGCCTATCAGGTAGGTTCTGCCGAATATGAAAAGGCAGTGATCCATCATAAGCAAAACTTGGCGGACATCGATAAGCAATTCCGGACAGAAGGAAAACTGTCACCCTACGATCAGCAGAAGCGTTCCTTTGGCGAAGACAAAGCACGCTTAGACGATCAAATCAAGCAATACCAGGAGTTTGGAAAAGCGGTCGATAAAAGCAAGCTGGCAATTCTTGATTTGTTGATTGCAGACGGCAAATTTAAAGGCACCTCAAAGGCTGGCATAGACGATTTGCGCGCCAGGGCAGCAGCACTTGATACCGAGGAAAGGCAGCTTTCAGCCATTAAGGACAAGATAACTGCGCAAAAGGAACTCGATGATGAGAATGAGCGCGCACGGCTTGCCATGGAAAAATCGGATCGTGCCTCTGCTGATGAAATCGCCAGGTTGAAAGAACAGACCGACGCGATCGGCAAGACGGCATTGCAAATTCGTGAAATGACCGAAGCGCGGAAGATAGACGCACAAACAGCTGAGTTGGTCGCAAAGTTTCCACGCCAGGAAGGAGAAATTCGGGCTAGCGCTGAGAAGCACAAAGCGGACTACAACACGAAAGCCGAATCCGCCGACGCGCAACTGAAATCATGGAATACAGGCATGCAAAATTCGATGGCAGATTTCATGGATACCGCTTCGAATGATGCGGCCAATGCCAAGAAGCTGTTCACAGACGCTTTCCAAGGGGCAGAGAATGCTTTCGTAAAATTTGTTGAGACAGGCAAGCTCAGTTTTAAGGGACTGGCAGACAGCATCATTTCAGATCTAATCCGCATCGAGACGCAAAAGGCAGAAGCAGCTTTTCTGAAAATGATCAGTTCAGATACTTCCACAAGTCCCTATTCTTCTGCTGAAGAAATTTCCATGCTTGGTGGTGCCTTTGCCGATGGCGGTGATCCTCCAGTAGGTGTGCCGTCTTTGGTTGGCGAACAGGGGCCTGAAATATTTGTCCCGAAAACTGCCGGCACCATCGTCCCGAACAACAAAATCGGCGGCGGTCCGTCAGTGAATTACTCGCCGCAAATCCATATCGATAGCAGAACCGACCAGGCGCAAGTGCATGCTCTGGTAACGGCTGCTGTGCAGCGAGGTAATGCGCAATTGGTAGAACATCTGCAACGTGCGAATAAGCTGAGGTAACGGATGAGCATCATCACATTTCCTTCCACGCTGAAAGTTGCAAAGTTCTCGTGGGGTCAGCAACGCCGCGATGTCGAATTCAGAAGTTCATTCGGCGCTCAGGCGCTTGAGGTAGATACGCCATTGTGGGTTGCTACTGTCACAGCTCCCACGATACAGGCGCAGGCTGACGGCGGCTGGCAGGTTTTGCTGATGCAACTGCAAGGCAGAACAAACCAGCTCGCATTGTATAACCGTGGTCGTCCACAGCCACTGGGAACCATGCGCGGCGCGATGCAGTTCAATGCCAATGCTGCCGCAGGCGATACAACAATCAGCATAGTCGCAACAGGTGAAACATCAAAAACGCTGCTTGCCGGTGACTATATCGGGTTCGGTAGCACGACGACACAACAGGTAGTGATGGTGTTGTCCGATGCGACATCTGACGGATCAGGTGTGATCAGCGTGAATGTTCAGCCGCCATTGCGCAATGCATTTCTCGCAGGCGATGCAATCACATGGGATCAGCCGAAAGCGCTTTTCAGACAAAAGTCATCTAGCCCGATGAAATGGGATTATGAGCCGAAAATTGTCAGTGGTTTCATGCTCGACCTGATTGAGGACTGGAGAACGTAATGACAACGCTCACCACTTCTCAACAAGCGGAAGTTGAAAAGCCAGTCACGCGTACTGCCTATTTCGCAGAATTTCATTTTACGACTGGAATATTGCGGGTCTGCTCGCTCGGGCAAAACTACGATTGTGGTGGAAATACCTGGTTGGGTGTGGGCACATTGGGATCAATTTCCGATGTCGTGGAAACATCAACAACAGAATCCAGCCCCGTGACCTTCACGCTCAACTGTGCGCAAGCGTCCATGTTGGCAACCGGATTGAGTTCGCCGGATACCTATCGCGGGCAAGCCGCGAAGTTGTATATGTGCCCTCTTGATGATCAATTCAGGCTTATCGACACGCCAGTGATCTGCTGGCGCGGGTTCATGGACATGATGGCATTGAATATCGATAAGGATGGCACAGGCAATATCCAGTTGAAGTGCGAAACATCTGCATTCGGCCTGAGCAAGATGCCGAATTACCGCATGAATGCAGCACAGCAGAAGCTCACCTATCCGGAAGATACAGGCTTCGACTATTTGACATACCTGATTACCCAGCCACAAGTCTGGTTCTCTGTGGCGGCGCAAACAATCATTTTGCACAGATGACAATCCAAGATTATTTGACACTCCACTTGAAGACGCCGTTCGAGTGGGGAAAGCACGACTGCGTGCTGTTTGTGGCGAATTGGATCAAGCAAAAGACTGGCACCGATCCCTTGGAAGGGTTGCCAACATGGTCGAGCGAGGAAGAGGCGCAGGCAGCCATCGAGCAGCTTGGCGGCATTGCACATGTGCTTGACAAGAAATTCAACCGCATCAATCCAAATCTTGCAAGAGACGGCGACATCGCTATGGTTGATGGCCGTATCGCATTATTCAGTGGAGCACGGATAGTTGGGCCTAGCTTTGGCGGTCTACTTTATGTCAACAGATTGAAAGCATTATGCGCCTGGTCGTTCTGATCCTTCTCGCATTGCATACGTCGCTATGCTTTGCCGCACCAGCCGTTGGCTATGTTATCGCTGCCATTGTCGCTTATGAGGGCTATGTGCAGCTTGCCATCATGATTGCGATGGCAGTTTATGGCTATTCGCAGCAGAAGAAGGCGCAGCGGCAGGCAATGGATGACTGGTATGCAGGCCTGCGAGATAGAACGATTACCGGCGTCGCGTCTGATAATCCGTATGTATACGTGTACGGCAGAGCAATGGTCGGTGGCACCATTGTCGCGCTATTCAATGGCGACACAGCTGGGACATATAAATATGCCGTCATCGTTCTGGCAGCACATGAATGCGATGCGATTGAAGAAGTCTACATTGCTGGGCATGCCATCGAATTTCAGGAAAGGGATTTGATCACAGGGGATGTGGCGATCGGCTCTTATTTTTTTCCGCCGACCACGATGTACCCCACGAATAGATTCTTCACGACTAGCTATACAATACCAACACGTCATTTTGCTGGATCGGTAACTGTTACCTCTCTTAATGCAGATCTAGCATATGACAATGTTTCATATTCTGTCAGCGGGACATTTGTTACTGGCTCTACAACATTGTATGAAGCTGGGGCTGTTGTCACTGTTTCATCTCTACCGCTTTATTACTACACAATTGGATACGCCGCGCCAGGAGATATTCCGCGTGTAAGCATTTGGCCACACCTAGGAATACCTGGTGATACTGCTGATCCTGTATTGATGGCAGCAGTTCCTGATCTTTGGAAGAGCACCGCAACGCTGACTGGATTCTGCTATATAGTTCTGAAGCTTCACCTTGCCCAGACTGAATTTCAGACTGGCATGCCATCAGTAACAGCGCTTGTACGTGGCAAAAAACTGTTCGATCCGCGTAGCAACACGACATACTGGAACCAGAATCCTGCGCTTGTCGCTTACGACTACCTGACCAGTAAATTTTGTGGAAACATTTCTCCAGATGATTTGCCGCTGGCAGAATACATCACTGCTGCCAATGTCTGCGATGAGGATCATTCCGTCGATTCGACCATTCCTGCAGATTATGGTAATCGATATACCTTTAACGGAACGATCACTGCTGATCAGCAACAAGCATCAACTCTGGAAGCTATTGCGCAATCGATGGCGGGTACGATTGTCGCGACGACATGGAGTATAACTGCTGGCAAGTATGTTGCGCCGATCATGGATTTGTACCAGGAAGATATAGTCGGAAAGGTTGGTATTTCACCTGGGCTATCAGACAAGGATACATTCAATGGAATAAAGGGGCGGTTTTCTGGCTCAGAAAATAATTATGCAGCTACCGACTTCACGCCATATCAGGATGCAGGTTATCTTGCTATTGATGGCGTGGCGAAGTGGACGAATATCGATTTCCCGTTCACCGATTCGACGCTGCGCATTTTCAACCTGTCATCGATATTTATTGATGACGCACAAAATGCCTATTCGTTCACGGCTGAATTTGGCCTGAAAGTATGGGGTTTGCAAATCGGTGATCGCATTACTTTTACCAGTACGTTCCTCGGGTTTTCTTCGAAAGTTTTTCGTATCACCGATAAGAAATACAATCAGAACTCGGCAGTGCAGCTGACGTTGAAGGAAGACGATCCATCGATATGGGAACTTGCGGCAACGAATATCCAGACCGTTCTTGTGCCGACAATTGAGCCGCAGCCAGCTCCTCCAGCGCCAGCTACGCAGACATCATTTACATTGCCAACTGAATCGATTCTTGGAACTGTTTCTATTATTGATTCAATTCCTCCTGTCCCAGCAATATATAGTGTTGTCGGTACTTTAGTGCCAGGCACAACAAATGTATATCAAGCTGGCGCGACGGTGACGCTTGATGTTTTTCCTGTCACTACAGCAGTATCGAATACTTATTGGTGCGTCTATGAGGCACCAGGCGCGCCGACACAGCCATCAGGTCCACTACCAGCTTCTAATCTGCCTGATCCGTATGTTGTGGATGCAATAGCATCGTTGACGCTCTCATCCGGTAATAATGATTTGCTGTTCATGTCAGATGGTACGGTTGTTTCGCGAATATATGCGACATGGCCTGAGTCAACCACTCAGGTGGTGATTACCGGAGGGCAGATTGAATTGCAGTGGATGCAAGTCGGCTCTGACGTATGGCATTCTTTTACTACGCCTGGAGACCAGACAAACGCCTATTTGTCACCGGTAAAGGATGGGCAGGTCTATCAAGTTCGCATACGTGCGATCAATACAGCGAACAATGCGCGCTCGGACTGGACATATGCTGCACCGCATACCGTGCAAGGTAAATCGCTGCCGCCAGCAGACGTAACAGGCTTTTCCTATGTACTGGAAAACTTCGGTATCACGCTTTCATGGACAGCAAACACAGATCCAGACTTGCAAGGTTATGAAGTTCGCATGGGAGGAACTGATTGGGCAAGCAGCACATTAGTTACAAAATTAACGTCGACGCACTATTTCACCAAGCCTACTGTCTCCGGAAATATTCTGTACCGCATCAAGGCAATCGACACCAGCGGCAATTATTCCGTCAATGACGCCGAGGCGACAGTTGTCATCACTGTTCCGCCAGTCGTGAATGTATCAGCTGTTGTCTCTGGGCAGAATGCAGTTATCACTTGGTCGCCTGTTGTCGGCTCATCTGCAATCGATCATTATGAAATCCGTTATGGTTTTTCATTCGCTGCTGGCACGCTGCTAGGGAAAATATCAGGCACGACCTTCAGCGAGCACATTACTTATAGCGGCACGAGAAATTATTGGGTGGCTGCTGTCGATGTAGCCGGTAACGTAGGAAATGCAAGCGGCACCGCAAGCATTACGATTACAGCACCAACTGCTCCGACCGTCACATCGCAAGTCATCGACAACAATGTATTGCTGTTCTGGACAGATGCCACGCAGACATTGCCTATAGCAACCTATGAAATTCGAAAAGGCTCTGTTTATGCGAGTGCGACCATTATCGGAACAACGCAAAGCCGATTCAGTGCACTATTTGAAAATACTGCAGGCTCATATACGTATTGGGTGACAGGCATAGACAGTGCAGGCAATTACGGAACGTCGCAGAGTCACACGGCAACGGTTAATCAGCCGCCTGACTTCGTATTCCGCAATAATTTCAATTCGTCATTCAGCGGAACGCTATCTAATGCGCTTGTTGAATCAGGCGCTGTGATTTTGCCAGTAAATACGACGGAGACATGGACGCAGCATTTTTCAACACGTTCATGGACTGACGTGCAAGACCAGATCAATGCCGGTTACCCGATTTACATCGAGCCGGCAGATTCACCTGGATATTACGAAGAGACTTTCGACTGTGGTGCTGCACTCGGCTCCAATAAGGTAACGCTGTCATATACCAGCTCAGTGATTGCTGGTTCGCCAACAGTGGCGACGAAAATTTCTCTTTCTCCTGACAACATAACTTATACCGATTATTCAGGCGTCACGGAGGTATATTCGTCTGGATTCAGATATATAAAAATCAGGATCACTGTATCTGGCGGTTCGACAGATCTGCTGGAGATCAGTGCAATCAATGTGAAGGTGGATTCCAAACTGCTAAATGATGCTGGCACTGTATCTGCATTGGCGTCAGATGTTGGTGGCACGGTGGTGAATTTCAATGTGCCATTCACTGAAGTGTCAAGTATCACAGGAACCGCAATGACGACATCACCGTGCACAGTTGTAATCGATTTCACCAGCGTTCCGAATCCTACATCTTTCAAAGTACTTGTATTTGACAACACAGGAACTCGCGTGAGCGCTTCCGTTTCTTGGGCTGCTAAAGGTAATCAATAATGGCTGACTTTACAACGCTATCGGCAAGTACGGCATACCCATCGTTGCTTCCGCAAATCAGCGGACGCGATGACGATCTGGCCATGATGCTTGACCCGACATATGCATCGCCGACGAATGTCAAAACAAATTTCCAAAGGCTAAATAGTGCACTCGGAAAAATTCAACGTTTTAACGGCACAAGCTGGGTCGATGCGCTTTCATCGTGGAATATCACAGGCACACTAAGTTCATCTGGCAATGCCACGTTCGGCGACGGAACGACTTCTGGTGCCTTAAATGTAAATATAAATGCCCCGCTGGCAAATAGCGCTGGATTGAATTGGCAAGCAGCAAGCTCCACAAAATGGAGCTTATATAGAGTATTAACAACTAATGCACTCCAACTCGATAACAATAATAAATCCGGCGTTCTTTCTTTTGATAATACATCTGGAAATGCGACATTCGGGTACAGTGTTTCTATCGCAAATTCTGCAACTGTTACGCAAAATGATTCAAGTGCTCAATTAAGGTTGGGTCGCACAAATTCATTTGTTGGATATGGCCGAATAGGCGCAGATTCAAGTTATGTTTTTGCTATATCCAATGATTCACTAACAACTACACCATTTTTGATTAATCAGAACACGCCTAACAACGCATTCTCTCTTTCATCCACAGGACTTGCTTTGGGTGTCGCATTTAGTGCAACCTTTAACGGCGTGAATACAACTTTCGGAAATGCATCAAACGATTCAGGTGTAGGTCTGCAGATTTTGGGTGGGAATACGCAAAAAAACTGGCTTGTCTCGAGTAATTTATTCACCGGCGGCAATTTTGAAATAACTCCATCAACGACAAATGGCGGATCTACTTTTACAACGCCAATTTTTAAATTATCGACAAGCGGCCTAGTTTTAACAGGAATATCTTTTGCAACACAGTACACATCAACATCGTCATCTTCTTCATTACCAGGGTTCGCTGTTAGCGCAGGAAATGGCTCATACAATAGCGGCGCAAATCAAGTTGGCATATCATGTAATAGCACTCAAGTAGCAAATTTCAGTACTTCTGCTATCACAGCCGTTGCTGTGCCGGTAAATGAAGCTGTAGGGTCAAGCATTGCATCGGCAACAACAATTAATCTTACGACAGCAACAGGCAATGGCATACATATCACCGGGACGACAGCTATCACTGCAGTGACTCTTGGCGCAGGTATGCGCCGCACGGTGATATTTGATGGCACATTGACGCTGACGCATCACTCTATAAACAATAATCTGCCAGGTGGGTTGAATATCACGACAGCTGCAGGAGACCGTGCGACATATTGGAGCGATGGAACAACCGTTTATTGCACTTCATATGTGCGAGCAGATGGCACAACGCCAACTTCATATATAAGTACTGGTAATGCATTGCCAGCAGCGAACACGGTCTTATCTGTCAATCATGGGCTTGGCTCAATGCCTTCCTCGTGGAGCGTAAGTATAGTATGCGCAACTGCTGATCAAGGTTATTCTGTTGGAGACGAAATTGATGTAAGTGGACTTATCGATGGCGATGGCGGACGCATGACTTCATCATGGGCAAATTCAACCACAATCGGTTTTATCACATCGGTTGCAAGCTGCGCGCTTTCAATTCGAAGCAGGTCAATCAATGGCACTGCATCCATCACACCAGCAAACTGGACATTAACATTTAGAGCAAGGAAATAAGGAAACGACATGAACGCACCAACAGTAACATGGACATTTTCGCTTGAGCAGGCACAGCTCGTACTTGCCGGCGTCGCTAAGCTGCCGATTGAAGTGGCTGGCAAGCTTCACAGAAGTATGGAACAAGACTTCATCAACACCATTGAAAGCGCCAACAAGGAAGCAGCAAAGCAGAAGCGGGAAAAGCCAGCACAAAAGCAGGAGTAATAAGGTGCGCCTTATTTGGGGAAACGATGCAGGGGCTATCGACAATGGCACAGCGATATGGTCAATCAGTGCAGCGCCGACGCTCTCATTTTCATTTGACGGCCTTTTCTATTGCACAGACAAAAACAGCTATCTGAAAAGGATTGGAGCGGGGCAGTGCGGCTTGTCAGAAGCCGAGAAGTCAGAAATTGCTACATATATTTCTGCCGCCACACCAATCTCTCCGACGCCATTGACGAAGGAACAGGTTGTCGCGCAGCTTGAAGCCAGCGTGCAGGCCTATATTGATTCTGTAGCAAACAGAAAGGGATATGAATCGGCAGAGCGCTGCATCAGCTACCTGAACTCAACAAATGACACATGGAAGTCAGATGCGACTGCTATGAATTCGTGGCGCGATCAGGTATGGATGTACTGTCAGAACGAAGAAAACACTGCTAATACAGCGCCTACTGCTGATGAGCTGATTGCCGCATTACCAGCGGCGCCGTGGTAGAAAAAAACGAATTCAAACCAAACCCGCTTCGGCGGGTTTTTTTATGCCTGGGGGATTGATGGAAGTCATAAAACACTTGGTGGATGTATCGAAAGGGAAGCATCCGATTGGAACCGCCAGGTCTAGCAAGTGGCCAACGGTCAGAAAAAATCATCTCAAAGAACATCCTGCATGCGAGGTGTGCGGAGGTACTGATAAATTGGAAGTCCACCATATCCACCCATTCCATTTGCATCCTGCTCTTGAACTTGAGCCGACAAACCTTGTGACGCTATGTGAAGCGAACAAGGGCGGCGTGAATTGCCATTTGCTGTTTGGGCACCTTGGCAATTTCAAGAGCTTCAATGTGGATGTTCTCGCCGATGCATCGCACTGGTCGGAAAAAATCAAATCGCGGCCGCTTGCAGATGCTGAGGTGACAGCATGAATTATGTCGAAATTGGCTTGGCACTTTTCAGTCTTCTCATATCAGGCATTTGCACCGTACTTTGGCAAAAAATAAACAAGATCGAAGCAACGGCGGAAAAGGCAGCAAACGACCTTGCTGATTTCAAGTTGTATGTCGCTAAAGAGCACCCTACGCAAGACCACCTCAGCAAAGCGATCGATGGATTCAATGAATCCATAAAGGAAATGACCAAGGGTTTGACCGAGATACGTTCTGATATTCAAAAAATGTCTGAAACATTCCGTGACAAGCTGGAGCAGAAGGTCGACAAGGGACACTGATGACGCCACAAGAATTCAATGCCGCACTCGAAACAGACCTGCGCCGCGATGAGGGTGTTCGATACAACATCTATCCTGATTCAAAAGGCATTCCAACTGTCGGCATCGGGCATAACTGCAAGGCGTTTCCACTCCCAAAGGTATGGAAATGTCCTCTTAGTGACAACCAAGTAGATCAACTCTTTGCACAAGACTTGCAGGTAGTTTTTACCGTCCTTGACCATAACCTTCCATGGTGGCGATCAATGGATGACGTGCGACGCCGAGTCATCGCGAATATGTGCTTCAACCTCGGAATCACCAGACTTTTGGAATTCCATCATGCCATCGCTGCAATGCAGGCAGGGGATTACCAGAATGCTGCAGCAGAAATGAAAAACTCATCTTGGTACAGCGAAGTCGGCGAAAGAGCGGTTCGGCTTTGCGATGCCATGCAAACCGGCGCCATGCCATTAACCTGAAGGAAACGATATGAACCAGACATCTAGTTTCATTACTGGAGGCGCAGCATTTACTGCCGTCTCTCTTTCCCCATTGGTCAGCTGGCTGATCAACGGATTTATCAACGGCTTTATCGCACCGCTACCTGATAACGTCACCAATGTAATTGCGGCATTGCTTTTGATGATCGCGCACGGCGTGTGGAACATCGTGCAAGCGAAATCCGGCACGAAGCCAGATGCGCCACAGGCTCCCGAAAATTCGCAGGGAGGATTCGCAACAGGCGGTTTTTTGCTCACCCTGTCGTTCCTGTCTGTATTGGCGCTTTCTTCCTGCACGACTACCCAATCTACCAAGCAGGGCTACGTACAGTCATGCGCGGCATACAACGCAGCATTCAGTGCAGCGCTTCAACTACGCATAGAAGGCAAGTTGAACAAATCGGAGATCGATTCGATCTCGTTGCTCGACTCGCAAATTACCCCAATCTGTACCGGCAAATTGCCAACCGATCCGGAAGCGGCAACGCAGCAAATCACAGCAGCAGTTACCACACTGACCATTCTCGAAGCAGCCAAGAAAGCGAGCCAAAAATGACCACAACGACCGATACCTTCGTGAATACCGCTGTTCAGACAACTGAGGCTCTGCTGCCAGCGATTCTGGCTGCGGCCGGCGTAGCCAATCCTGCATTGACCAGTGCCGCGCAGATTGCGCCGGCTGTCATCTCTGCTTTGCAGCTTGCCGCGACATTCCAGAAGTCCGGCTTCATGACGGCTGACCAGCTTGCTAGCCTGTTCGCCAGCATTGGCCAAGGTGTGCAATCGACGCATGATAAATGGGCGGCGATGAATGCTGCTGATAGTGGCATGCCTTCCACGTTGAAGCCACAGGCCGCGTAATGAGCGCATTCGGTAGAAAACTTCGACTTGCAGAAGGTGGAATCTATCTTTTCTGGTGTCCAGGATGCAATCAAGGACACCACGTAAGGATAGGGCCGAATGGATGGACATTCAACAATGACGGTGACAGGCCGACATTTTCACCTTCAGTACTTGTTACTGGAACCAAGTTCACTGAGAAGGGCGAGTCAGAATATCAGCAATGGTGCAACGATGGTTATCCAAATTTAGGTGGAAAAGCCTTTGATCACATGAAAACCGTATGTCATAGCTTTGTGACTGATGGGCGCATTCAATTTCTCAATGACTGCACACATTCCTTAGCTGGGCAAACGGTCGATCTGCCAGATTTTGACGAGAGTCCAATATGAGTGCCTTTCTCACGAAGCTCTGCATGGAAAATGCAGATGATCAAGACGATGGCGAATGGCAGCTTGCTCTGCCGCTTCGCTATCGGTCTGACGTGGCAAACCGCATCATCGAAGTGCCTGCAGGGTTCCATACCGATCTTGCGAGCGTCCCGCGCTGGCCGGTTATTTACTTGCTCACTGGCGATACGAGCACGGAAGCAGCTGTAGTCCACGATTATCTGTATTCAACGCATATCGTCAAACGCTCGGTAGCTGATGCAGTATTGCGCGAGGCGTCGAAAGTGACAGGTGTCCCGGCATGGCGACGCTGGGCGATGTGGGCTGCAGTCCGTGCATTTGGTGGTTCGCACTGGAGATGACCATGGACGAAGCAGACCGCTCTGATGAAAAGATCATGAACGCCGTGAATGACGCTGTGGAGCAGTTGCGTCGCGCGCCGGCGCTGGTGCCGAAAGGAACTTGTTGGTTTTGTGATGCGCCAGTATCTGGCAACCTTCGATTTTGTGATCGCGATTGCTGTGACGATTTCCAATATGAAGAGGAAGCGCTAAAAAGAGCGGGGCGATAATGGTCACATCCAGAAGAAAAAAGACAGAGAAGGAAGTGCAGTTTTCATGCGCTAACTGCAAACATAGGTTCTTGCTTCCTTCTTCTGAAAAGCGCCCTATGGAGAAGGACATTGCAGAATGTCGCCGTTTCCCGATGGTTTTCGTTCCAGTCGTTGAATCAGAGGATGGTGGCATGTGGGTCAGTCCACCGGCACCGAGTGACTTTCTTTGCGGCGAACACGTCTTGAAGTATAACAGCTAGGGGCTTTATCATGATCCCGACCTATATCGATCCACGCTTGAAAGACTATGCAGCCGGCAGACAGTTGAAATATCTTGAAGCCGTCGAAAAGCATGGAAGCGGCGGCGCGGCGGCGAAGGTCTTGGGAGTAGCCAAAACAACCATCAACGAGGCGATCAAGGCTGTCAAGCGCAAGGCCGCGAAAATGGGATATAGCCCCGACCACGATATGCTGCGGACGGTGCCGGATGGCTATATGGTGCGCGGCGTATCGACATATTACGACAAGGACGGCAAGCCAACAGCCCAATGGGTAAAAAGCCAGGTCGATCAAGAGCGCATGGAGGCGATCATGCGCGAGGCATTTTCCGCGATGTCAGATGAATTGCCACGACAGAAATCGATTGCCACGCCCAAGAACACGATCGATGCGCTTTGCAATTTGATCGTTTTCACGGACTACCATCTCGGGCAGTTATCCTGGGGAAAGGAAAGCGGTGCAGATTGGAACTTGAAGATCGCGGAGAAGCTGCTGACGGACAGTTTTGTGTACATGATCGAAGCGGCGCCACAGGCGAAATCATGCGTCGTTTGTCTGCAGGGTGACTTCCTGCACACCGATGGCCTATTGCCACTCACACCCGCGCATAAGAACGTGCTCGATGCAGACAGTCGGTTCTCGAAGATCATTGCTTCAGCCATTAGAGTTATTCGCGTCTTGGTCAATCACACGCTGGCAAAGCATCGCTCTGTGCACTTGATCATCTGTGAAGGGAACCACGATGAGGCTAGCTCAATCTGGCTCAGGCAGATGTTCACGGCGCTGTATGAGAAAGAACCGCGTATCACCATCAACGATTCAGAATTGCCGTTCTATGTTCATCAGCACGGCGAAACAATGCTGGCTTTTCATCATGGACATAAAGTGAAAAACGAGCAATTGCCCATGCTCTTTGCTGCACAGTATTCGAAAATATGGGGCGAGACAACCAAGCGATACGCGCATTGCGGTCATAGGCACCACGTAGACGAAAAAGAATACGCCGGCATGACCGTAACCCAGCATCCAACATTGGCGGCAAGGGACGCCCACGCTGCGCGCGGCGGCTGGATTTCAGAGAGAGCAGCAGCTGTGATCACCTATCACAAAAAATTCGGCCAGGTAGCGAGGACGATTGTTTGCCCTGAGATGTTCGGATCGAAATAGCGCAACGGAGGTGTCACATGCAAGAACCAAGCAAATGCCAGTGCGGCAAGACACCGACCATCGATATTCGCCATGTGCCACACGGCCACATAATACAAGTGAAATGCCCATGCGGAAACAAAGGCATTGAGGCGCTCTACAAGCTAGAATCCGATCTTCAGAGAACGATCAAATCCGCTATCGATGCATGGGACATCATGAATATCCCGCTCTGATAGTGCCATAATGGGCACATGAAAATCCCACGCTGTAACCGCCCAGGCTGCCAACCGCATTACCGGCAGCGCGGCTTCACATCAGATACCCACGAAATATCGTGCGGCCAAACCGGCTGCTTGCGAAAAGTGTCAGAATCGACACAGGAGCAGGCCGTCATCAAATGGATTGAGCTGATCAACAAGCCATTGCCATCGGATTCATCAAGAGAGCGGTTCGATGACGGATGGTGATCAATCCGACATATCGTCTTCATCATCAATCCATGTGCGCTTCGTAGGCTTGAGCCAATACGCTGCTAGAAGTAAAACGCCAAGACCTAAAATCACTTCAGTCATTGAAACACCTCATCCATCAATTGTGCAAGCGAGCCGTTATAGGTAGCTTCGCGCAGCCCAGCATTCGGCACGCTGATACCAACCTGTGACAGATTTGAATAAAGAATGCGCACCTGGCCGTTGAACTCCACCAGATCGACATCCGATGCATTCATCGCCGGATCGCCGCCATCTAGTGGGGAAATCATTGTCTTGGCCGAGAATTGCCAATGGATCAAATCGGTTGAACGTGAAACATTGGTTGCGTAATAAGTGCCTGTGGCCGATGGATAGGCAGAAAGGAAGATCAAGTAGTAATAGCCGCCTGAATAACGAATCGTCGGGCATGCCGTGTAATAGCCGATTTCGTACTGGCTGCCTACATCCGACCAGTGCACCAGATCAGACGACTGCGCAAATCGCGCATTGAAGCAGACAGCGCCCTGATCGCATACCTCATAGGTCATCGTGTAGCCGTTTGGTGATGTTGTGACAGAGGTGTTGAATACATGTCGTCCTGCCTGCGCTGAAAGCACGACCGTGCTGGGCGTCCAGGTAACTAGATCCGTGGTAGATGTCATGCTGATCTGCGTCCGGTTTGTCGTGCCGAACACGTACAGCGTGCCATTGCTGACGATCGCCGAGACAAATTGCAGATTGGCTAAGGTATCGGATAGCAGCGCGGCATCCGATTGGCGATAAACGACCAGGTGAACGCCGGCAGAATCTGGGCGCGTGCCGACATATAGCAGGTCATTGTTGAACACGACAGGCGTCGCTTCCATGCCCGATATGGCTGGAAACAGGTTGCCTTTTTGGATCGATGCAAGGGTCGTTGTTGATGCCGTTCGATAGGATGGTGAGGGGCCGCTGTCGGAGCCACCGCCGCCGCCACATGCCGCTAAAGATAAAGCCAGAAGTACGGTGTAAATCCTGTGTAAATAGAGATGCTTTTTGTCATTTATTGTCATGTCTCGTCGCTAAATAAGTTATTAAATTCAATAACTTAGAGTGACGTGATATTATTTACTTGCCTTCACACGGCACTGCTAAGTCGTTATTTCATGCGGGTTTTCAGCGTTTCTGTGTAAATCTTTGTGTAATTTACGCTGAAACTTGAAAGTTTACAAGGTTTATTTGGGCGGTTAGCTCAGTTGGTTAGAGTGCTGCATTCACATTGCAGAGGTCGCAGATTCGAATTCTGCACCGCCCACCATCATTTACCAAACGCCTTCTGCAACGCCTTCCTTTGTTGCTCGACTTCAATGTGCGCATAGCGCTCTGTCATCTTTGGCGTGCTATGTCCTAAAATCTTCCTGATCACTTCCAGTGGCACGCCTGATTTAATTAACAGCGATGCTGTGCTGTGACGGAGATCATGAAAGTTCACGTGCTCCATGCCTGCCGATTTTCTGGCGCGCTGGAATCCTGATTTCAAGCCTTCCGCCGTGATTGGAAGCGGCAAGTAATTCAACCAAGGCCGCAGCTGCTTTGTGATTGGCACTGTGCGCCGCCTCAATGTTTTTGTGTTGCCTGACAAAATGGTGATTTCATCATCGCCAATTTCGGCTTCATTCAATTTCAGGATTTCGCCGCGCCGCATGCCGGTGTAGACGGCAATCCAGATAGCGGCGCGCACATTCATGCTTGCTCTATCAGCAATTTTCTTTACCTGTTCAATAGACAGATACACTTCACGATGGTTGTTCTCGGGCAGGCGCTTTACACGCTCACCATAATTTATGGAGATGATTTCTCGATCAAATGCAAGCGACAATCCTTTTTTGATTGTGCCAAGTGTTCTGTTAATTGTGGCAGGCTTCAATCCCTCTTTGAGTAAACCGTCAATCATTAGCACAGCGCATTTCTTGAACTCGCTGGCACGATAACCAACTATCCATTTTTTTGATCTGATGGCATGTAATTCTGCGCTCTCAGGGCTGCGCAAATTCTTTGCATGCTCCATATACAAGTCCATTATCTCAATCAATGTTGGATCTGCCGAATATTTACGTGCTTTCAGTGATTGGATTATTTCGGCCTTGATAGTTTCTGCTTCTGTCTTTGTTCCGCCCTTTGGCAAGCGTCGATGAACGCGCTGCCGGTCGATGCATACGTTGACATGCCAGTATCCCTCTTTGTCTTTAGTGATAGACATTTTTCCCTCGATTTAAGCCAGTTCATTACAGATTCTAAACTGTATACTTTCTTCCTTTTTCCTGTAGGAATGAATGGAAGGCCTTCTTTCTCAAGGCGCTCGACTTGCCTTGAACTGACATGCAAAGTATCGGCAACTTCCTGTTTAGTTAAAAAAACTGCGCTCATTTCCCTCTCCACCTAAAAATCCACTCAACCACCAGCCATCCAACCAGAGCCAACAGAGACACCCATATTGGAACTGTTTGCATTATGTGTCTCGCTCATCCATATACACATCACCATTCCACGCACGCCCAGCAGCATCACGCGGCCATGTTCCACCTAGCTTCTTGCGCGCCTCATAGCTTGGTCCTTGTGCACCACAATTGCCGCACTCGCCGTGATACGAGTGCCCAAATACGCCGAGTTCAACACTGACATCTGTTGATCAGCAAAACGGACATGCTCGTAGTTTTTCGCTCACTTCACACCCCACGCTTCCTTCGATTTTGCGATTACCTTCATAGCTTGTTGGATCATCATTGTCCTTCCGGCCAAACAAGTGCATCAGCCTTACCGCGTAATACAAGCCATGCAGACTTCCACCTGTTTATAGAAGGCCCGCGTTCCGGCCTAGCTGGCACCCACTTGCCATTGATTTGTACGGAGCATGTACTTATGCTTGCTATGAGTTTTTGAAGTGTCCAAGTCATATCATTCCTTCCGTTGTGCTGCTTCAGTCATGCTGCCAATTTCTCTTTCGTGTTCATGAATGTTATCCAGTGCGTGTTTGCCTGCTTGCCTGACTTGTGACCGAATAGCGGCCGCCGATCTGTCAGGGCTAAAATCTCGCTGGTTTTGATTTGGACTTCTGCCCATTTAAAAATAAGAATCCCATCCTCTTCCAACACGCGAAAACACTCAGAAAATCCAAGCCGCAAGTCTGTTCGCCAATCTTCGCCAAGTACGCCGTATTTCTTTGCAAGCCAGCTATTTTTACCAGCCTTCATCAAATGTGGCGGGTCAAACACAACCAGCTTAAAACTGCCATCGTCAAACGGCATCTTTCTGAAATCAATATTCATGTCTGGCTTGATTTCCAATGCGCGACCGTCACACAGGATATGATCTTCGCTTCGAATGTCACCAAACAGAACACCTTGATTCTCAGGATCGAACCAGAACATGCGACTTCCGCAGCATGGATCGAGAATCTTTTTCATTAAGGCTTCTCCCGTCCTTGTATCTGAGATTCTGCGATTGCGGCTGCTGCGCGTACTATTGCGCGGCGGGTTCTGGCATCCAGTGTGTCGGCTGATTAGCTCTACACCAGCCAACTCCCATAATGTGTTCTTGATCGCAGGACCAATAGGGCTTCGGCTTACTGTTATATTTTTGTTCGCACCAATATCCAAATATCGGCTTGTAACCGCCCATTAAAAGTATGATTCTGCTTCCATCCTTCGGCGCTGATTCAATAGGCAGCCACTGCGGCACCTGCGAAGGCAGCCGAGTAGCTGCTTGCCAAGCCATCAAAGCGCACTCTTTATCTTTCGCATATCCTTTATCGCAGATTGCAGCCCAAGCGGTTTCAAAATCAATCGGTGCTTTGCTGTCTGTATGGGTGGATGCACTTTGAAACACGGAAGGCGCATGCATGCGCATCCAATAGCCGCCATACTTGTCACAGAATATGGCTTCGGTAATTCCGAGCTGCCCGATTGACACAAAGCAGGTGCGAGTCGTACCAGAATACAAAACTGATGTCGGAACTGGCTGATGATCTGGATCACCATTCCAATGCCAATACCAGCCTTGTTCTGTCGGTGGAGTTTTGTCCCATTTAGGCTCTTGCTCACTCCCCGCTTTATCGTCACGCCACTGGTCGATAGGCACATGTTTGGTTGATCCGTCTGGATTCTGGATATACATACCAGTACCGTGATTCAAAGCATCCTGCACTGCAAGTTCTTTGTCGTCACTGGATGGCGAGAGGGCGGCACGCTGTGAAATTTCAACAAGATAAAGTAACTTGTCTAGCATGTTCCACCCATTAGCAGCTCCCACAGCTTGTGCCTCATCAATTAGCTTGATGGCGTCTTTTCGGTTACTTGCCATTTGTTGGCTCCTTTAATTTCCATACTTTGCAATAGCTGAAATGCTGCGTTCTGTATTCATACGCAGAACAAAACGGGCAAGGTCTAGTTGGTGGATAGATTATTGGCTTCTGATTATCGTTACTCATCATCCTGTTCCTTCCCCGTATCGCCTTTAGGCAAATTCAATGCTTGTGTCTGCTCCTTTACTTCATCTGCAAATACAGTTCCAGCTCGGCCAACAGGGTAATATCCTTGCTTCCCGCATCGCGTACACTTAATCAGAGATTTATCCGGCTCTCGCTTAATCTCTTTCATTGGCGGTCTAAAGTGATGACCTTCGCAGTTCTCATGCCAGAACGTACTACCTTCTCTGCGGATTTCAATCACAGCATTCCTTTGTTCCTTCCCCGTATTCGATTCTGGTGTTTGCTCCTTTAATTGACGGATGGCGTTAGCACAATCAATACCATCATCTGTTCTGTCTTCGCCGATTGATCCTTCGTATAACGCTTCGCACACCTTCGCGCATTCTTCAATCACATCAAGTCGAAGTTGTCGCGCATATTGCGCTTCAGGATCGTCAGCGTATACATTCTGTTTCTTTGCCTCCTTCGATGCGGGTGCGCAGCGGTAGAGGTCTTCGATAAAATCAGCAGCTTCATTGATGGCTGTATATGCCCATGAATGCAGGTCTGTTAGTTCGCGCAGATTTTCAATATGACGCTTTGCCTCCACCACTTCCTTGCTCTCAATAGGAGAGGGTTGGGGTGCTGCGTTCAATGCCTGCAATTGTTCTCCTACAATCTTGAACAATCTGCGCTTGCATTCCTCATAGCCTTTTGTCCAATCATCCATGACAACATCATCAGATACTGCATCTTTCAGATAGCCATACAAAGTTGTTTTGCCGTCCGCCATTACAGGCATCGCTCCATGCGTTTGCTCGACAGTGTTACCAATAGCAAATATACGTTCAACTTTATCGCTATGTGACGCTTGCCAAACTGATGCAATATTCCCGTCATGGCAAAAGTCAATCGCCAAAATCATCGGCTCAGTGATGGCAATGCGTTTGCCGCCATTTGACATTTTATTGTTTGCACAATCAGGATGCGCACAGTCACGCTGGTAAGCATCGCCAACGACATGCGGACATTGTTTGCATTCGCCTTGCTGATCAACAGTGGCATAAGGTTGTACCGAATGGCCGACGCCTAGCATGCCACGCTCGGTGCAACCATTGATTATTTTTTCGCCATTAATAGTAGGCTCGACTGGCTGCGCTTGCTCCGATTGCTGAACCCTACCAGCCAAGCCGTTACCTTCGTTGTGGTCGTAATGCGCTTGCTGATCGACAGGGGCGTAATATGCCTTCCCATCTTTCAAGCCGCGAGCGTAGCCTTTTTCTTCTTCACGTCGCAAATCGGTTTGGTGCTTTGAGCGGAGCGCATATAACTCGCGATGCAAGTCAGTATCCTCTTCCTGATAGCGACGCATCAGCGCTTCAGTCTCGCGCAATTCTTTAACGTCAAACTGACATGCAGTTTTTTGCGCTTGGTTTACACCAAAATGAAGAGCAGCTTGTTCGCTATCAGTAAATACCTCATCACAGTGAAAGCAGCGCCATGATTGCTGCACGACTGGCTGCGCTTGCTGATCCTTTATGGCCTGTAGGGCGTCACAAATGGTCTTGTATATATCGCTAGCAAGCCAACTTATGCGCGATTTGGAATCTACTGCTAGAACTTGATCCAAGTCGTCCTTCATTTCTTCCAACGCCAGCGCCACAGCATCGTTCTGTTGTTTTGGTTGGGCGGTCATGATTTAGCCTTATATATGTGCTCAATACCGCCAGTCTCGGCAGCAACTTCAGTCCGCGTCAGATAGCCTTTATCGAATAGCTTCTTCAGCCTTGCTGATGCGGATTGAATCGATACGCCAAACACAGCAGCAACCTGTGGACTACCTGCACCATGCGTTTCAAGTGCAATCCAGCGAAACAAATCAAGCTGTGGTTGGCTCAACATAACAGCCTCAAACGCTTCGCAGTCGTTCAGGAATTCACGTTGAAGACGTGATAGCCGGTCTTTGCTCATGATTGTTTATCTCCCTGCATTGCGATGGCGGCATCGATAGGTTCGAAATTTCTCAACACGTTTTTCGTCATGCTATGCGGGTCTGAAAAGCATGTTACGCATGCTCCATTTGGAAAATCTTCCGCATAGTTATGCTTGCAACCACCGCACGATTTACGTTGATTCGTTTCCGCATCCTTCTTGTCCTCTGCCTGTTCTGAATGTCCAACGGACGACTGGGCTGAGAGACAGTCACGAACAAACGCGATAACGTCATCGTTGTATAAAAACGTTTCTCTTCCATCGAAATCAAAGCCAAGATGCTGCGATGCTTTATCTAAAATCATTTGATCCGTCATCGCATCAGATGCCTGCACTTCAGGCTCCTTGTGCGTTGCGGTGTTGATTGTGATGGTCTTTAGCATTTTTGTTCCTTTAAACTTGGTGCTGCCGACTGGAGTCGAACCAGTACATTTAGTGCACTAAATATGAGATGTTTAACGGTGCTACCGTTACCCATTGCTCACCTCTCATTATGGAGCGCTCTACCATTAAGCTACAGCAGCGAAACTCTTACTCGACTTGCGCCGCAGCCATCGAAGCTGCGAGAACGCGAAGCCAACAGGTCAACGATATTCCGTGGAATTTCTTATCGATAGCACCACGTTGCGCTGCTTCCTCTTCGCCACGTGCCCATCGTTGTAATGCATATTCAATCACCATTTTTGTTTCTGGTTCTATATATCCGCATGCTTCGAGTTCGCGCATACCTGCTGATATGTCAAGTTGATCAACATTAAATCCGGGCACAAGTCCTATTCTCATTTTGTTTCTCCGGTTGGCGGCGTCAGAACTTAGGACACCAGTTGTTATTAAGATGCATACGCAAGCCAATCAAATCGAAATCTGCCTCTTTGCAAAACGGGCAGATGGCGCTTTGTGCAGCACGCCAGATAGCAACAATATCGTTTGCCTCGGTGTGCATTGTGTGACCACTCAAAAGGTCGTCTGCAACCATTGGATTGGTGTGAGGCATAGCTGCCACAGCTAGGCGAATAATTTGCTTATCGCTCGCGTCATGCTGGCTGCTTGCTGGCTCTTCCTTGGATGTGGAGAGAAGTTCAATTGCATTTTGCAACTTGATCGCGTTGAACGTCGCCCCGTTAGTGCCGACTGGAATTGTCCGCTCGATCCAGTCGCGCACTTCTTCCAACGCCTGTCTAACTTTATCGTTGATCATGATTTACTCAATCTCCGCTTGTTTTCTGCATTTCGAGCATTCAAGCCAACTGTCATAATTCACATAGCTGCCTTGCAGCTTTAAATCATGCCCGCCTGTCAATTGGCACCATATTCTTTTAAGTAATCTCATACTTCACCTTTATTCTTTTCGATTGCTTGCAATGCGTATAAATCAATAGCGGGACAGCCAGCATCGCGCCATTTCTGTAACTGCTCATCTGTCATTTGGAAAGATGGCACGTTGCCCAATGAATGCTCTCGGAGCGTTGCAACCAGCACAGGCAACGGCGGCAATTCAACAGGCTCTTGCGCCATCTTCTCGGCTTCGGCATTACTATTTTCTGCATTTGATAATTTATTCAGAAATGCTTTTACATCTTCTTGGCTTGCATTACCTTCCGCTCTTGCTGCATCTGCCATAGCCAACCATCTTCTATCTTCAAGATACAATTCATCGACTTTATTTTTTGCTTCCTCGATGGCTTGATAAACTTTGGTTCCATACCAAAGATTTTGATCAGATATAACCTCGCTATCATGAATAGCAAATATTGTCCTGATGATTTCGATCAGAACTTGTTCGCGTGGGGTGTTCATGATTTCTCTGTCTCCGCTCCGTGTGCCTCAAGCCATGTGTCAAGACGTTTCCTTGCATAGGGCGCAAGCGGCTTGTCACGCTCATATAAAGACACATGCGTGTAATCTACGCCGGCCTCTCTTGCGACATCGGTTTGTGTCATTCCGAAGGCTGTCCGCAACGCGAATAGTGTTTTCACGCTTCCAAAATCGGCATGCTCGTTTTTCATGTGCTCACGAAGGTTTGCGAAGCTACGATTGCAGCATGGGCACACGCCATTCATTACGCGTTCGCGCATCTTCTTGTGAGCGCGTGTAATGTTATTGCGCTCGGTTTCTGCCTTTTCAGCTCTCAACTCGGCGGAATGGAGCATCTCTTCTTTCCTGTCGAGTTCTTCTCTAAGTTTTTGCGCCTCAGTCGGCCCGCTATATGCTTGACTATGGCCATTCGGGCAGTAAAAAGTCTCCCTGTCTTTTATGCGGCGTTCTCTATAGTCATTTGCTAATGCATATTGAACTCCGCAATTGGAGCAATTAATCACATGAAACCAAGTGTTTTCTGCAAAAGAGGCCATCACTTCCCTCCACCCAATAAATAAACAACACAATAAGCACCACGCACTAGACCAGTAATTTCCTCAACCGGACAGCCTCGCTCCTCATACCACCGCATCACGGCATAAGAGTTCGTTGTCGCCGGACCGGCTTTATTCGGTAGCTTGATTCGCCAGGTGCGGAGTGGGTCGGTCATGCTGGCACCTTGTAAATAGTTGATCCCGTATGCCGAAACATAGCGTTATAAGAATTGAGTGATTCTGTGCGGTCATATCCACCGAACTCGTGCTGGCGCAAGCGCTGCAAGTAGCGGCTGCGTGCATACTTTCCTGCTGAGATATGGTTTGGCCAGATGATCAGCATTTTGTAACCTTGATTTCTGATTCACATTGCTGACACTCTTTAATCGAAGGAATTCCATGTGAGCAATTGCGCAGTTCAAAAGCATCTTCTGCGGACATTCCGCGCTTCAGACGCTTGCCAATTGTCTGCGGAGTGAAACCATACGTGCGGCACCATTCAGAAAGCGTCTTGGTTGCCCCGTTTAACGTAATCAGGTTATTGCGGCGCGTATTGCTGTTTTGCTCGACTGATGTCGCCCAATAACAATTGCTCGGCTCGTAGTTGCCGTTGGTATCGCGTCGTTCAATGCTCATAGCGTCACTTCCGGAACTGTGATGAATTCACTTTTCGCGATAGCAGCGGCGCTGATCTTTGCGCGCAGATCGCTAGCCAGAGCAGGGTATTCATCAGCACAGGAATCGGCATACGTCGCAAGCGCAGCAATCGCATGTTTGTCCGTGGTGAGATTGAGCACAAAATATTCATCATGCTCATGCTTGCCGCCTGTTTGATCTTTTCCATCGGTGCGGCTGACATTGAATTTGTGGTAAAGGCCGATGCTCTTTTGATCGATTTCAGTTATTGCATTCATTTTTACTCCTTTGTTGTACATACACAGTTAAATTGGTGGGGCTACTTCCGTTTCACTACTTCGCTTACGCCAGGGAGGAAAGCGGACTTTTCGCTAGTTTGTTTTCGCCCCGGTGATTTTTTAAAACGGAATATCGTCGTCCATATCCGAAAAGTTCGGCGCAGGTTTGGATGCAGCCGGACGCGATGCACCACCGCCTGTATTTTGGCGCGCTGGCGGCGCACTGCCGTAATCATCATCCATCGATGCGCTGCCGCCGCCCATGCCTTGACGGCTGCCGAGCATTTGCATCGTGTCGGCGATGATCTCGGTCGTGTAGCGCTCGACGCCATCCTTGTCGGTCCATTTGCGCGTTTGCAAACGACCTTCGACATACACTTGCGAACCCTTCTTCAGATATTGCCCGGCGATTTCCGCCAGCTTGCGATAGAAGGTGATGCGATGCCATTCGGTCAGCTCTTTCTTTTCGCCGCTCGCCTTGTCTTTCCAGCTCTCCGTCGTCGCGACCGCAATATTGGTCACTGCCTCACCGTTCGGCATGTAACGTGTTTCCGGATCGCGCCCCAAATTGCCGACGATGATGACTTTGTTTATGCTTGCCATGATTTTTCCTATACCGTATGTTCAAGTTGAATTTTTTCCACCAAGTGTTCCAGGTACTGATTTGCCGCCTCTACCTTGAACTTGATTTTGTCCTCCAGTGATTTGTCTCGAACAAATGGAGCAATTGTGATGCGAAGCGTTTCTTCAATGTGATCAACGTAGTGCAGCTCTTCCTGTTCAAACTTGATTAATTCATCTGGGGTATTCACCATGCAGAACGCAACATCAAAATAATCAACGTCCCAAAGCATCATGTATGCACGGCCTTGCCAGTCGTAACCGCGTTCCTTGCATGCTGCGAGAGCCGATGCTGTGGTTGCCGGGAACGTTGCGAGTGACCAAGGCGCCTTGATGTCGATAATCTTTGTGCCTGTGAAGATGTCACATTCACCAGTCACCCAGTCGTTCTCTTTTCGCTCCTTGTTCTTCTTGTGATTGGTAAAAAACACGGAGTTGTATAGAGCTATCGCCTCATCTTCAACAATGATCCCCTTGTCCATTTCCTTGCCTGAGATGACCTGATTGAAGCTATATACATATTCCTTCGCCATCTTTTCAAGAAACGTTTTTGCCCCAACGGAAAGAACCTCGGATTTCTCTTTTGGCTCTGTCATAATCTGACTCAAAGACGATGCGCGAATGCGGATCATGCTGTCTCCCTCAATGCTTCAGTTAGTTTTCGTTCCTGCTCATCGGTCAACGCAAAACCATCGCGTAGCTTTTCAGCGGTGTATCCCCCGTTTTTGACTGCTTGCAATGCCTTATTGAAGCGCGCTTCTGCGATGACAGGCTTTTGTTGTGTTGGAATCGCTGGTCTAATACGGATGCACTCAACAATTTCGCCCCCCATCTTCGTAGTGCTGGCAAACAAAGTAATTTGCTTTCCGCGCCAGTCTTCGATATACGGCCCATAGAGTTTGTGAATTGTTTTTGAATTGGTGACATTCAAAATTAGCGGCTTCGCGTTGACTAAATGTGCGACAGTACATTCATCTTCTTTTCCGCCAGGACCTTTTACTTTTTCAAGTCGCACAAAATCAATCGTCACGGTAATGTCATTCCCATCAGGTAGTGCATATGCGCCAATGTAGTCAGGGTTTACCAGTTGCTTCCAATGTGTCTTGTTGCTCATGTCATACCTTTCTGGCGGAGTTTCTAGCCGCCGTTGGTTTTAATGCGATTACCGCAAAGCTGATCTGCGAGACCTAATCAACGCCGCCTGCATTTGGTAATGCGCAGCGTTATGACTGGATTCCTTCGCCTTCTTGTCCTCAGTCTCTGCGCACATCGTGTAGTGCTCTTCCCACTTGAGCAGATACCAGCGCTTTATTGGCTTGGTGATGAGGTCGAGCTGCAGTGCGAGAAGTTCTTTCAGGCTCATGGTCTTTAAGTTGTTCATCAAAACACCGTGTGGATGAGGATGTCACCGAGAATGAAAACAGTCCAAATTGCGAGGACAGTCCCTGTGACTTTTTCTGTCGAGCTCATAGCGCGATTACCGTGACAGCGCACACGCCGAAAAGATCGATCGCATCTGCAGCAATGTCCAAGCTGCTGCGACCGATGGTCGCGTATTGAAAGTGTTCGGTTTCAGTTTTGACTTTTACGAGATACTTACTCATGGAATCTCCCTGTTTTATGCGCGGTCACAGCTGACGCCGTGACCTGTGACCCGTGTCAAGAGACCTTCTTGGTGCTGCGGAAGCCGACGTAGCCGTACCCGAGGTGCGGCCAGCCGAAGTTGAGATTGAACACGCCGGCACAGTCGCCCGAGTCCCAGTAGCCGCCGCGGATGAGCGCAAGGCCGGACCAATCACGAGCACCATCCGGACGCCAACCACCGCCTTGTTGTTGAGTGAATTGAGAACCAACTGTGAGATAGGGAGAATCAGCAGAAATTTTCCCGGCCTGACTATCCGCATTGCCTGGAAGGTCGTTTAACATCCAACTGAATAAATGGCCGGAAAAATCATAGATGCGATCGCCAGTGGATAAAACATGCCAGCGGCGCTCCAAGGAATTGTGCGGCACGTAATCATTTCTCTGCGAGCCTGATACAGAACCTTTATGCAGTCCGCGATAGATATGACCTTTGCCGACTTTGCCGCCGGTCCAGTTCTCATCCTGATTGGCGATGTCCCATGCAAGTGCAAGATGCTGGCTGCCGCAAATAAGATCGCCGCCATCCGCTTGGCATGCCTTGCGCGAATCGTAGAAATTGATTTTGACGCGCGGCGTTTCCGCTTCAGAAACGTATGCCTTGCCATCGGCATTGACGCAGTTCATATATTGCGCGACTTGGAATGCGGGAACGACGATGCCGTTCGGGAGCGTTGTGGTAGGGAAGTTCAAATAACCTGACGAAGCAACCGGTGCAAGCAGTTGCTCAATCACCGAAGGCGTGCCATCGACGATCAAACCGATCTCACGCATGACGATCAGATAGACTCCTGTCTCAGGATGAACGAGCTTTGTCAGTCCATTCCACTCGCTTTCGATTTCCAATCCATGCAAAGTGATGCCTGGAAGTTTTGCACTCAGAATGCGCTTTTCGGTTAATTCGATATACATTTCTTCCCCTGTTTAAAATTGGTTGTCGATGCATGCCTCCCATGAGGCAGGGTTCTAACTTGAGGGTTCCAACCACGCGGCCAAGGCGCGGCGCATGCACCAACACAGAAGCGCCCTGACACGTCACGAACAGTCAGACCCCTACGGCCAGTGGACGGCTCCGGAACCGCTCCCCACCTCCGTTGCGCACTACGCCGATTTCGCCGCGCTTCTGTGTTGGTCCAGACTTCCTACTGCTTCGGGCACTGGATTCCCGACCGGCTTTTAACCATTTCTGGAGCATGTCCGGCATGCTTTGCTGCTTACTTCCTGACGGCGACATCAATCACTTCGTATGAAGTGTTTTGTACAAGAGGATTTTTAAATATGGATTGGCAGTACTTGACTGCGACTGTCCCACCTTGAAAAACTGCGTCGTCAATTTTCTTGGCCACATCGCTACGCAAAACAGAGAAGCGCCAGATGTTAGTAACAGCAACGCCATTTTTTGATGAGTGCGCTTTGACCCCATCCATTACCATTTCGCCTTCCCACGATTTATTGAGCAATCCCTTTTGCGAGAACTTCTGAATGGTTCCAACACGGACGCCTTCTGAATAGCATTCGGCTTGTGCCAGTGCTGGCAATGCAAAAACAATGGCTAATGCGAACAAACGTTTTTTCATCTCACTTCCCCGGTTGAATTACGATTGATTACCTTGTGCTTGCGCGCACTTATGGCAACGGCGGCTCTTTACTTTCGATGGCTTCATTGCAAATTCACCCAATCCAAGTGGGCGCACAATCGTGTGTCCGCATTCAAGCGTTTCAAGCATGGTTTCAGGACGATCTACGATTCGACGCAGTGGTGCAGGTGTATGTACGCTCATATCAATCTCCGATGGTTAAACCGTTTCCAGCAACTCATCGCGAATTGCTTCAGCGAGTTCTTTCGATACAGGGATGTCATGCCCAAACAGCTTCACGCTCACCAGCTCCACCGATGCAGGCTCGCCAGCATCGGCAGGCACTTCGATAAATTGCACTTCCATAGGAAGGTCTTTTTCGAGGTGTGCGATTTGGATGGTTGCCATTTTGTTTCCCTTTGCATTCATTCATAACTTTGATAATTTGAGATTCAAGGGAGAGGGCGGATCAGCTTTGCTATACTTTCCGCGCCGGTACTGTTAATGCCGGTTGCGGTCTAACAAGCCGCTAAAGGTGAGCCGATGATGCTTGCCAGTGAAGACTCAAACAGAGTGCCAGGTGCACCTGCAAAGAGGATCTTCATAGTACGCATCTACGACAAGCCATACTGCGCCACCATCGAACCCAAAGGTTCGAATGTGATGTAGTAGCGAGAAGCCATCCTAGGAACGCGACTCGCAAGCGCCGGGCATGGCGCTATACAAATCCTGGGCTAATTGCCCGTGGCCACGGGCTTTCAAGGTCAAACCATGAAAGTTACCGTTGCTGTGAAGGTGGATTTGAAAGTCGATCTCGCCAAGTGTTGTTATTACTTGATGCTGATCGTCTTGCTCATCGTTACCTAGGAAAAGCGGGGATGGTTGATAAGGCCATCTCCGCCAGCCCTAAAGCTGCGCCCTCTCTCTTGAATCCCAAATTGTCAAAGAACTGTTTGCTGCTTCATCAACTGCGTTTTGCTGTTTGTTGATGCGATGGATTCATAATATCCCATAAACGGGAAAAGAACAACCCAAAAATGGGAAATAAATTTAAATATTTGGTAAAATACCCACACCGCCCGAATTTCAGACAACAAAAAACCGGCTCAAGGCCGGTTAGGTGGTGATGCTAATATGCTTGAATTACGGAGAGCACATGAATAAGCAACTTGTATTTAGCTGCATGGCATTGCCTTTAATGATCGGGCTGGGATTGGATCGCATCGCGATAGGGCGCTACGTCTGGGCGATTATTTGGCTTGCTGCTGCATACTGTCATGCGTACCTGATCTATGAAAGCGTTAGACGTAAAAAAGCCCCGCGCTAGGGCAGGGCTGGTGAAAAATTATTTATTGAGTTGTCTGTAAAATTCTTTTTTTGAAACGCCTGCTTGATCCGCCATGAAACCTATAAGAATCTGACTGAAAGGAGCCTTAGGACAATCAACGGTGACTTTATAAAGTCTTCCATTAACCGTTTTAACCCACTGTTCATGAGAGGTTGATTTCTGTGGTCGCGACTCAAACCCAAGATTCTTTAATATCCTCTTTACATCCTTACAGGTGAGAGGTGGATAAACACCGCTCAAGATTATGCTGGAACAAGTTGCATTGGCTCGCAGAAAGCCTCTTCATGCTTATTAGCGTGTCCGACCAAGCGAGTGCGTGCAAGACTTAAATACCACTTAAGCCAGTATTTTAATGGAGCGCGGCGCGAGAGCAGTCTATGTGCGTGCTGCTTGTCCTGACCTACCATAGCGTCATAAATATATTCTTTAATTTGCTCTTCAAGTTTGGATTTTGCCTCATCTAATGAGGGCGCTTGAGAGGCCAGCGAAAAATCGAGGCAAATCAAAGACCATTGTCCTTCGCTTTTCTCGCCATAAATCTTAAGAAAGAAGCGGTCGGCTTTCATGATGTATTCCCGTGTGTGAATATTGCATTTATTATAATTTTAGTATATGGCTTATTAAAACATATGTGATGATGAATGTCACTAAGCATATGTCTATGACGGCAAAACTGTGGCAAAGTTTAATTCGACCAATCCTCCATTACCAACAGTCTATTCAACAAAACACCCCATAGCCTCACACTGCTTGAGCTAAAGGTAGATGCAAAGCAGTTAATGTATTCCGGCTATTTTCACTTCAAGCAAGATCAGATCTGATAGAGAATTGACCCAGCGTGGGTAGCTTAGGAATGTTCCTTGCAATTCATCGCTGCTCACGTATTTGATCTTATAGCCATGCGTGTCATAGATGACATCCACGACAAGAGGCTGAGACTCGGATGCGCGATCAAGTTTTGCGCGTGCAACGCCTTGTCCGTCGGCAAGGATTACCCATCCATGACGCAGAATGCCGGTCAATACGCCTTTCCTGACATCTGCCAAAGAGTAATGTGCGTCATCTGGAAATTTTATCGGGCCGACAATAGCAGGTGTTTCAGTTGGGGCCGGAAGAAATTGTGCTCTTATTTCACTGAATAGGAAAAAGCTGATCGCAAGAATTGCAAGCGCCAATGCATGTTTCGTTTTCAATTTTAATTGCAATTTTTAGTCATGAAATTAACGGAATAGCTTGGCGTAATGATCGCTGTGCTACCTAAATATAAAGCCGCTTCTGAGCCTGTATCTGTAGGTTTAATTTGTACTACCGAGTAAATAGAATCCGCTTTACGTACAAGCACTTCTATAGGCTGTCCTACCACATTCGTTATGCTTGCATTAGTGACATTTGCAAAGCTGCTATTAGCGTTGTTCTGAATGCAAACGGCTAAAGCCCCGGCAGTCTTTGTGCTTCTAAAATAATGCACATCATTATCATTCAAAATATCTTCTCTGGAAGCGCATCCTGATATTAACAATGCAATTGCGCTGATCACTATAATTTTCTTCATTTTTAGCATCTGTGTTTAATTTTTCTTGTTTGAACTGAATGAGAATGGATCAAAATTGCGCATGTAGTTCATGCATTTTTTATTTTCCCTTATGACCCAACTCGATAAAAATATTTTCTCGACCCCATCTGAGAATCAATTCTTGAATCAACTCGCCATCACTGAATTGCTGCAATTCGTTGCGAACTTCCATGCTTTCCTGCAGTCTGGCGACTAGCTCAGCATTCAACGATCGATGATGCTCTTTTGCCGACGCTTCAATTTGCTCTCGCAGCTTGGTAGGTATCCGTAGGCCGAACGGGTTGATGTCTTTGTACATGCGGCCAATCGTATCGACTGACTTCATCATGTAATAGACACATCATGTAACTATTTCTCCTTCTGACTGTCCAATTGTTAAATTTAATTTTGTGTATTCCAATCTATGGTTTTAGCTGAAAAGATGAAATATACTGTTTGTTCATACAGTGCTTTGTTCCCCGAAGGCAATTGCTGGAACCACCAAGCGCTACAAGATCGATTGCATTAGGGGGGGGCATGACGAAACAAGAACAAGATTTAATTGATCAGTTACCAGCGAAATACCAGTTACTCTTCGATAATTTTTTTAATATGTCGCATGAAGCGAAAGAATCGCTTCTTCTTATTTCTTGCGGATTGGCAGAGCATCATCCCTTAAGGAAACCTCCTGAGCTTTATCTCGTTCCAAAGATTTAGCCGACATTAAAAGTGCGTTCTTCGCATTCGCACTCATGGCACGGAATTCTGCTAACAGTTCTTGTTCTTGCTGGTTTGCCACAATCACATACATCCCCAAGTCTGGCTGTATTAACTGCCAAGGATGTAATTTGAAGGCCTTTGCCACATCATCAAGCGTATCCAATGTAATAGCCGTTTGAGCTTTTTTCATACGGTCTATCGTTCCCCGGCCCAAACCAGATTTGGCCGCCACCTTGTCCAAGGTATCCAGCTCGGCTTTCTTTGCCATTAATTTAGTCAGATTATCCGACGCAAATTTCTTTGATGGTTGCATTTTATTCATGTGCATAGAATCCCACAAATGAATTCCCATTTGTGGGTTGACTAAATCCCGTTTATGGGAAATAATGACTTCATGAATACTCACACTGAATCTCGCACTGAATATGTCGCGCGCAAATTACGCGAAGCTGCGCATAGAAATTGGCCTGAAATTTCTGAAAAATCAGGCGTACCCGAAAAAACTCTTAGCAAGATTGCATACGAAGAAACAAAAGATCCTAGAGAGAGCACGGTAAGCGCCTTGTTTTCATATTTTGAAAATCAGGAAGTGCTGAAAAAAAAATCCCGCCGCTCCACAGACAAGGGGGCTGCGCAATGAAATATATCAATGCCGATCTTTGTAATGAATACCACTCATCGGATCTGCAATTGCTTTCTGAATCTGAAGTAGCGCTTGCACTAAATCTTCTATCTGCATTGAGGGGATTAAGAGGCGCAATGCCTTTGACTGATCTTGCATGTGAAGAAAGTCCACGACCGCAAACTGCCCATCTTTGCTCGTCGTAGCTGAAATTGGTTGAAGTACTGGGTATTCGATTTCTACTTTGTATTGATGATTCATTGGGGTTTCCTTCCGTGAAATTGATGTATGAGAAACAGCAATTTAACACGGTGGGAAATTCCGCCCAGTAAGTAACACCGCTGCAAACCACAGCGGTTTTTTTGAAGCAAATCACTGAGATTTGATTTTTCTCAAATTGAGATCGGTCAAGAAATGTGGAAGTTTGCATAGACAGTTTTAGTTTTTAGTGAATTAGAAAGTGAATTGCGTAACTGCATTCTCTTTTTTTTAAGAAAAAAAGTCTGTACGAAGTTGTCCGAATAAAAAAATGAAATTCGGGAGATGTCGGAATGCCAAACAAAATTGCAGAACAACCGCCGCTGTTTTATGAATCAATCAATGACGTGTTGCGCGAAATCGTGCATGCACTCGGGGGAACAAAAAAGGTCGGCAATCTTATGCGTCCACAAAAGACCATCGATGATGCTGGCCGTTGGGTTTCTGATTGCTTGAATCCTGATCGTCGCGAAAAGTTCGACCCAGATGACACGATGTGGTTACTCCGCGAGGCGCGGAAAGTTGGATGCCACGCAGCCATCAATTTCATTTGCAGTGATGCTGGCTACTCCAATCCACTGCCAATTGAGCCTGAAGACGAACTCGCACAGCTGCAGCGTGAATTCATCGAATCAACAAAATGCCTCTCACGCATGGCTAGTCGGATCGAGCAGCTTTCTGGTGGACAGATACGGAGCGTCGCATGAACGAACAAATCATCCCAATCGATCGCTTCCGCGCACTCGTTGCAGAACAGGCCATGTCAGTGAATCCAGTTTGCCCAGCAGAGCTTGCCGGGTTCGAAGACGTGTTTTGGTATGAACTACGTATCGCGCAATTCGAACAATCCTGTGAGGACGAACCATGCTCACTGTAAAAGTCATTCTGCTTCTGATATTTGCTGCGCTAGGGTTTTACATTTTGGTGCGCATTCATAAATCCAACACTGAATATTGGGATCGCAAGATTTATGAAATCAGTGCGTTCCATATTGAACTGTTTAAGTTGCCACCAGAAACAGAATGGTTCGCTTCGAACTTCGTACCGTTCAATCACGGCCTTTATCGCGTGCGCCGCAAGTTCAAATTCAATAGCGTGGCGAAATTCAAGGGCGAAGAATACATGCGAGATGCCTGCATATGGAACGGAAAAGAGTGGCTTTCGACTGATGGCAGGCCATCTTTTTTTCAGGATTGGGAGTTTCAGGGATTGACAAAAAAGGTGACGCCATGACCATCGAAAAACTTCAGGAAACCATCGCGCAGCAAAACCGCTTGATCTCTTCACAGCAATTGACCATTTACGAGCTGCAGCGGCAAAACGCAGATAACCGCTCGACCATTAACAACATGGCTGAGTACATCAAGATCATTGAGGATCAAAAGCACCGCCTCGAAGCACAGCATGCACAGGTGCCAGCATGACGACATTCATTCTAAGCGCTATGCCATCCGAAACTGTGAAGGGCAAGACATACAAAGGCCGCTTGATTCTCGATGAGGTCAACCACGGCGATCTGATCGAAACGGTTGATGCCGATCCTGTGATGGGTTACTGCTCGATTCAAGAAAAGGACGTTCCTATCGTCTCAGCTTGGCAAGTCGCACGAGAGAAGATCGGCTATTCGAAATATGAGCATCGGCCTAATGCTGGATGGTTTGTTGTTGATGAAAAAAAGAAGGCGGAAGTATGAAAACCAACGTGGCGCCCAATAGCTTGGCAGCTTTCTGGCAGATGCGCGATGCAGGAGAACTGCCTGAGCGTGAGCGCGAAGTCTATGAAGCCTTGCGCAAATACGGCCCCATGACTCGCGAGCAATTGGCAGCGCGCACAGGGCAGAAAGAAGGCTCAATCGCTGGCCGTGTGTTCAAACTCAAAGAGCGTGGCATCGTGGTCGGCGTCGCTAACAAGATCAATCCTCACACTGACAAGCTGAATGAGATCGTTGATCTCGCTCCGCATCGCAAAACGCCAAAAGTTCAAGAGCCACTGTTTCCGGAGATGGCAGAGGCATGACCGCAATCGTCATCAACAGCGACATTGGCCTACAAAAGTGCTTTGGCATTTTGCGCGAGGCCTATGCCAAGCATCATTTCTTGCGCCTGAATCTTAAGACTGGAAAGGATCGCTCGCTTGACTTCAATGCGCTGAGCCATTGCTGGTATGAGCAGCTTGCGCGCGAACTGCCAGATGATGACGCTCTCGGATGGAAATCTTATTGCAAGCTCAATTTTGGCGTGCCGATCATGCGCGCCGAAGACGAAGAGTTCCGTTCGTTCTATGACGCGGCAATCAAACAGTCATTGAGCTATGAGCAGAAGCTGACGGCGATGAAATATCTGCCTGTCACGTCGCTTATGACCAATCCTCAATTCAAAAAATACTGCATTGAACTGCAAGCGCACTTTGCGACTTGCGGTGTCATGCTCGAATTTCCGAGGGAAGAATGAGCGAGCTTTGCACATACATCAAGACGTGCCCTTCAAGGATTGCATTCGGTGACGCACCAAACGGCTGTAACAAGACCGATGAATCAACCTGCAGCTCTGCCAGTGATTTCTATCGGTGGTATCAGGAAGAGCATATAGAGCGGTTTCATGTGGAACAGGATGAGAAGCGGAGGGTGGCTTGAATGAGCTGGAGCTATTCGCGGGCGCTGGAGGAGGCATTCTCGGAAGCATGTTGCTCGGACATAGACCAGTCTGCGCCGTTGAATCCAACGCCTATGCCAGATCAATATTATTGGCCAGACAAAACGACGGAACACTCCCGCCTTTCCCGATTTGGGATGACGTGCGCACCTTTGACGGCAGACCGTGGCGCGGAATTGTTGACGTGGTATCAGGCGGCTTTCCATGCCAAGACATCAGCGCAGCAGGTCGAGGAGAAGGAATCGACGGAGAGCGAAGCGGCCTATGGTCGGAAATGGCAAGGATTATTGGCGAGATACGACCGAAACTTGTCCGTGTGGAGAACTCCCCAAAGCTCACTAGTCGAGGGCTTGGACGTATTCTCGGAGACTTGGCCGCGATGGGGTTCGATGCGGAATGGGGAGTCATATCTGCGGCAGACGCCGGTGCTCCACATCTGCGAGAGCGCATCTGGATTGTGGGCTACTCCAACAACAATGGACAAGTTGCCGCCGAAGTCAGAAGCAGCATTGCATCGGGAGGCAACGATTGCACGACCTGGCAGAAGCAAGCCGGCGAACTTGCGCGATCAGGTGAGCAATATGCACAGATGGCCAACACCGAACGTTTGCGGCGGTGTCAATACGGGGCCTTTGATCCAGAACGGAAATCACTATATCCGAAAAAGTGGGAAGAAGGCGCATCTAGGTTTAGATCAGGCTGTGAAGATGTGGCCGACTCCGACGCACGCCAGCGCGCACAAAGAAGTTGTGGCAAGCCAGAAATGCAACAACCTAGTGGCGTTTGCAAAGATGTTTCCGACACCAACTGCAACGGACAGCAAGGGCGCACCTTCTTTGGAATCGGTTCAAGCGCGTGCCATGGAGAGCAAACGAGGAGTGCGACTGCCGGAACAATTGGCGCGAGATGGAGCAATTGGCCAGCTGAACCCGAATTGGGTCGAGTGGCTAATGGGGTGGCCCATCGGGTGGACAGACTTAAAGCCATTGGAAACGGCCAAGTTTCAAGAGTGGCTGCAGCAGCATTCCTTGAACTCGCAAGCAGATTCGAGTGAGGCCGCATGATCTACAACAGCACATTCTTCAAGCCAAGGGTGCCAATGAAGCGCGGGACGAAGCGCATGAAAACCGGACGCAGCACTTCGGCGCCAAACAAGGAAGAAAAGGCATGGATGGCTTTTATAACCGAATTTGGCTGTGTGGTCTGCTGGCTACACCACGGCGTCAAAACGCCTTGCGCTGTGCATCACATTGTTGAAGGATCTCGCCGCCTCGGTCATCTGTTCACGATCGGGCTGTGCGACCCTGGGCATCATCAAAACGGCGATCAGCAATTGAAGATCAGCCGGCATCCATACAAAGCCAGGTTTGAGGCTGAATATGGGACTGAATACGAATTGCTTGCTTATTTGCAGGCAGAGAAAAATAAATTGGAGATGCGGTAATGGCGCGCGCACGAAACATAAAACCTTCATTTTTCCAGAATGAGGAGCTTGGCGAGCTTTCACCGCTTACCAGGCTCGCATTCATTGGCATGTGGACTATTGCCGACTTCAAAGGATGTATTGAGTTTCGTCCGAAACGGTTAAAAGTTCAATTAATGCCATACGACGATTGCAACTTTGAACAAATCGCGAATGATCTAGATAAATCTGGATTAATCGCGATTTATTCGGTACGAGGTCAACGCTACATCAAGATAATCAATTTTGAGAAGCACCAGAACCCGCATAAGAACGAAAGGGAGTCTGGCAGCGATATTCCAGACATCACAGAAAAAGACAATGAAATCAATGATTTGTCTAAAGACGGAAATAATCGCGATAAAAACGGAACTGATCGTGCTGATTCCCTTAACCCTCTTCCTGATTCCTTAATCCCTTCTTCGGATTCAACTTCGTTGCCGGCAAGCGGCACCGCGCCAAAAAAGAAAATCGAATCCGATAGTTCACAGACTTGGAAAGCATACAGCGATGCTTACTTTGCTCGCTACGGAACTGACCCAGTGCGCAATGCAAGCGTGAACGCAAAGATGGCGCAATTTGTCGGCCGGCTTGGACGTGATGAGGCTCCGCACGTCGCAAAGTTCTTTGTTGGCCACAACAACGGTTACTACGTTCGGGAAATGCATGCAGTTGGCGCGATGCTGAAAGACGCCGAAAAGCTGCGTACTGAGTGGGCGACCAACACACGGATGACAAACGCCAAAGCCGTTCAAGCCGATAAAACACAAACCAATCTTGACGCCTTTGCTCCGCTAATCGCCGCGGCTAAAGCGAAGGAAGAAGCCGAAAGGAAAGCAAATGCCGAGTAGCCAAGTGATCGAAGCCATCGCTGTGACTGCGGAACTATGCGGCCGTACTTTCTCGCCGGCCGCGGCAATGGTATTTGCCGGCGATCTTGAGGGGTTTCCAGATTCGGCCGTACTTGCCGCACTAAGCCGTTGCCGCAAAGAGGTTAAGGGATTATTGACCGTGGAGGACGTTGTTTCGCGTATTGATGACGGTCGGCCCGGTGTCGAAGAGGCATGGTCAATGTTGCCGCATGACGAGGAAGGGTCAGTCGTTTGGACTGATGAAATGTCCGCGGCGTGGGGTGTGGCGCTTCCTTTGTTGAATGATGGCGATCGGATCGGCGCGCGCATGGCATTTAAAGAGGCGTACGCAAAACAGGTTGCAGATGCGCGAAATAAAAAAACACCTGCGAAATGGACGGTTTCTTTGGGACACGATGCCGCGGGGCGCCAATCTGCTCTTGTCGAAGCCGTACGCCATAACCGAATTGCACTTGATCACGCCGTGAATCTCTTACCAATGGACGCCGCGGAAGGACTGCTTTTATCGCTTGGTGTCAAAAACCATCCATTGCTTGCTGCACCCAGCAAAGAAGGCAAAAAGAAACTGGCCGACTTAATGCTGGTATTGAACAGAAAGTCTACATGAGCGATTTCGATAAATTTTTGGCGATCAGAAAAGCGTACGCAGAGATTCTGCCTGTATGGATGGCTGAATATGAAGCAACCGGCGATATGCGGCAAGACCCGTATTTCATGGATTGGGATTTCACGCCAATCGAGCAAAACGTATGGAGCGACATCCGCGGCCTAGGCTTGCCGTTTTATCCGCAAGTTCCGGTACTCAATTACTTCGTCGATTTTGCCTGCCCATTCCTGAAAATCGGCATCGAATGCGATGGCAAAGCATGGCACAAGCATGATCTTGATAAAGCCAGAGATGCGCGATTAGCCGCGGCTGGATGGATGATCTTCAGGATAGAAGGCCATGAATGCAAGCGTGTGATAGAGCCGTTTTACGAGTCCGAATACGAGGAGTTGGACGAACAGAAAATCTATCATTTTTTTCTGACGACTTCTGAAGGCGTGATGACAGCAATTAAAAATCGATACTTCGATGAGAACCCGACGGACAAATACAGCTATTTCATGGATGCGACTTTATTTGAGCACAGATCGACGCCTGAGACTTTTCCGGTGCGACGAAAAATAGCAAACACAGATCCGGTTTTATTGAGGATTTCACTTGCAGGTTATTTGGACGTTCTATTTAGCAGAATGACGCCCGCAGCATGACCTGCAAATGCGGCACAAAGCGCTACATGGAGTTCGAGTGCGTTTTGTGCTGTGTCCGCTGATTATCACAGATGACGACCGAGGAAATGCAGTTAAACGCACCTGTAATAGCAATCGTTGCAGGTGAAGAGCAGTTAAGCAGGGTTCGCAAGGCATGGGCCGAGCGGAATTTAAATAAGGAGAAGTGAGATGCATTATCGAAATGGTCGTGAAGCAAAGAATGGCGACAAGATCGTCAAGCTGGAAGGCGGAAAAGTGGTTTCCTATGGCGTGCTGCATAGCGCCACGCCGGGAAATGACTACTGCAATGGAAATATCGCTGTGATTCAACCAGCAAGCGATTACGCATGCATGGTTGATTGTCTGCATATCGACGATGTGGCAGAACTACTTGCTGAAAAAGGTTTGGACAAGCGACCAGAAGGTAAGTAACAGGCTCATGTTGCGACCTGCGCGCCTGCGTGCGCAGGAATTCATAGGAGATTTAAATGAAAGCTGAAATTATTTGTATTGCAGACCGCAGCGGCTCGATGCAATCGATTCGCAATGATGTGATTGGGGGATTTAATTCATTCCTCAAAGACCAGCAATCAGTCCCTGGCGAAGCGCGAATGACATATACCCAGTTCGATGCTGAACATGAAGTCGTGTATCAAGGAAAGCCATTGAGCGAAGCACCACAGCTTGACGATAAGACATTCGTTCCACGTGGATCAACTGCATTGCTAGACGCAATCGGCATGACGATGAATACGCAGGGAAAGCGCATTGCGGAAGAAAAGTGGGCTGACAAAGTAATCGTTTGCATCATCACTGACGGCGGCGAAAACGCTAGCAAGGAATACAAACTAGATCAAATTAAAAGCATGATCGAGCACGCTCAAAAAAATGAATGGAGTTTTATTTTTCTAGCTGCCAACCAAGACGCTTTTGCGGTCGGTAGCACAATGGGAATTTCAGCCGCCACGACGATGAATTTTTCTGCAAATGCCGCTGGTACTGCGCAAGCATATGCATCCACAAGCGCGATGACTCGCTCTCTCAGATCCAATTGAGGGAAACCATGCAAACACAAACATACGATCCAAACAAATTGCTAGACGCTCTCATTGAGCGCATGCACCTCAAGAACGACGCTGCGCTTGCTCGCATGCTGGAAGTTGCGCCGCCGGTGATCAGCAAGATCCGCCACGGCCGATTGCCGGTCGGAGCTTCGTTGCTTATCACGATGCACGAAGTATCGAAGTTTAGTATTCGTGAGCTGCGTGACTTGATGGGAGATCGGCGCGGAACATTCCGCATGGGACATATGGTCAATCCGAATCGCGTTCCTGCGGAAGTGGGATAACGACATTCAAACAACAGAAAGGTCATCATGAAAATAATAAAGGTAAAAGATTTTTCTCCGACTCCAGGTGCTGAATGGAGTCCAAGCGCATACCCAGGGGACGGAGCATATATCACTCCCACTATTGGATTGGTTCTCGTTGCGGGAGGAGGTGTATATCAAGCCGGAATAAATGCGCTTTCCTTGATTTCACAGAGTGCAAGTGACGAGGCTTCAGGCGGCGTATCAGGCGACGTTCTGCTGAAAGCAATCGCCATCGCACAAGATCCAAATCTGGCCGCAACGCTTTGCAAATAGAGATGAATGATGCGCCACGCAAAGCGAACTGACCATAACCATTCAGAAATTCGTGACGGCTTGCGCGCCGCCGGCTATGTCGTCGCGGACTTGTCGGCAATAGGACACGGCGTGCCGGATCTGCGCGTATTGGTAAGCACTGAGCCGATGCGCTGCCTATACCTTGAAATCAAGGTTGGCAACGAGGGCTTGACCGATAAAGAACGGGATTGGTTCAAACACAATCCGGAAAACAGCCGCATGGTCAATTCATTGGAATCGGCATTGACGGAAATTGAAAAATTCAAGGATGAATATGTCACGCAATAAGAAAACACGCAAAGCATACCGTCCGCGCGCCGTGCATGTACCGATGATGGCCGAAACGCATGAACGATTGGCGCTGACTCTGCACATGGCCGTCGAAACGCTGATCAGCCGCCCATCGTCAACGGCATACAACGAGATGACCAAGAAAATAGCATCTCTGACAGATGCCGTCGGCAACATGCGCAACACAAGCGATTTATCCGGCCATCGTGACGCCACGGCAAATGCGCTCCGTACCGCTGTCATGGTTCTTGATTCTGTTTGGAAGCGCTGGGAGCGCACAGGAGCGGTAGCAGTGACAGAGATCGAGGCAATCAGCCTGCGCAATGCCTGCGGCGTTCTGGACAACGCGATCAAGGAAATACCCAAGAACGTATTTGATGCATGCGTCCTGCAGGTAAATCAGGATGCGTTTTATCGGCAACAGGGGGTTTGAATATGGCAATTGCGAATTTCAATTTCGAATCTGCGCTAAGCAAAGAAAGAATGCTGGAAATCCAATATCAGACACGGCATCGCGCTATGACAGTGGCACAGATCGCCAATGAGATGGAGCTAACGGCTTCGTGCGTGTCTCCGTATGTCGCCTACATGCGCGATAACGGCCTGCTGATCATCGAAAGGCAGGAGTTCGTGCAAGGCGGTAATAACAAACCTTTGAATTTTTATCGATTCACCGGCCATATGCCGGATGTTGAGAGAACGCCAAAAGGGCGGCGTAAAAAGGAAAAGCCCATACGGCGCGATCATCTTGTAGCTGCGTTATTTGGTGCCGCATGAAAGCTGAATGGTGGGAAAAGATTGATGTGCAGGCTTTGAAGGAAGTCAGGCGGAATAAGCCGCCTAGCAGGGCAAGAGAAGCAAGGTATTACAAAGATCCGGCATTATCTTTTGAGTTAGAAAGTGCGCGGAAGAGGAAATCAGAAGCAAAGAAAACGAGGAATAAGTGACATGTCTGATGTTGACGATTCTGGCAGGCCACATAAAAAAGTTTATGCGCGTGGGTATTTTGATGGGCTGCGTGCGGCTGGAATAGAAACGTCTGGCATGTCTATTATAAGGAGCGGTATGACTGAATCAAAATTTAATTCGTTGTTTTCTGGCTTAACTTCGATAGCTAGAAAAGTGTACGAATGTGTTCCTATATCCGCTCCATGGACCGCAAGCCAAATTTATTCCGAGATCAAGAGGCAAGGTAGTAGCTTGGACATTAAATCAATCGCCGGATGCTTATGCTCACTTGTTAACCAAGGTTTAGTTCTTGAGCGTAAAAAAGGCGAGTTCATTCGCGCAAGCGTGAAAAAGAAAATTGAATCTACAACGATTCCTACTATTTCTGTAAAAGCACCAACAACGATTGAAAGCAAATCAACTAACAGCATGGAGATAAATATGGATGTAAAGGTGAGCGCAAATAAAAAAGACCCTATTAATAAATTGGGCGACATATCTACGCGAGCCTTGCAAATTAGCGCGGATTTAAAAAGCTTGGCTAACGATATTGAAAACACTGCACTCGAAATTGCTGAGCATATGTCATCACGTGACGCTGAAAATGCAAAGCTTAAACAGTTGCAGCAGTTATTGAAAAGCCTTGGAGTAGGAGATTAGCATGCCAATTATTTTTCCAGATAGGTGCAAAGGAACCACAGCAGGAGCATTGAGAGAGCTAAAGAGGGATGGATTTACACGGGCGGCTGGCGGATGGTTTAGCCAAGATTTTTTGAGCAATAACCTTTTAGTCGGTAATAATTTTGATTTGTACTTAAGTAAAAATGAACCATTGGGAGAATTTATGAATAAGGCTGAAATTACAAAAGAAAATATTGATAACGTAAGCGATGCAATCAGAAAAGCGTCTGTAAATATGGTTGAAACAGCACGCGAAGCCAACAAACAATTGAATGATGCATCAGGAAAGATGCGTGACGGCACAGAAAAACTCAGCGTCGCAATTGAAAAAATGATGAAGATTGCAGGAAGGGCAGATTTTGCCAACACGGTAAAGATCACCGAATCATTTGTTTCTTCTCTTGAGAGACTTGCAGAGCTTGAAGAAAAAGGTCTGCTTGATAAGGTAATGAAGGCGATGTCGAAATAGATTTAAAAAAATGCCGCGTCCAAAGAGGCGCGGCAATAAATTGAGTAAAGCGATCCGATTATATATAAGGGGGTCGCATGGAAAAAGTTCTTTCTAGCTTCCCATCACTGAAAGGGACGCTATGACTGATCAAGAATTGCATGCTTATTGCATCGAGTGGGTTCAATGGTGCCGGACTCGCGGCTTTTATCTAAAGCCTGGTGCAAAGAACATTTTGGCGCGCATGCAGCCAAGTAAATCAGGGCGTGAGCCGAATGCGCGGAACAGTCCAGATATGCAGTTCTTTAATATGGCGATTCATGCAATTGCGGATATGAAGGAAAACGATGCTTTGCTGGCGTGCTTCAATCTGTATTATGTCGATCATGCGCCGAACGTGAAAGCCGAGGCGAACAAGCTGGGAATCAGTCGTCCGACCTACTACAACAGAGCAAAGGCGTTCGCTCGCAAGGCATATTCCATGTCATTGAGTTTGAAGCAGGCGCACAAGCACATGATGGCTTCAGACGTGGAGATGATAGTAGATTGAGTGTAAAGGATTTGCTTTACAAAATAATCCGGAAAATTTTTTACACTTAGCCTATTATTTATTCATTCTATGACAGGCTTAAAAACTGTCACTTTGAAAAGAAGAAAACATAGCCATGAGCGTCACTGAAAAGGTCATTGAGGAAATGGCCGACGCTTTCGCCGCGATGGGCAGCCTGCAGGACAGGCAGATATATGCCGAAGGTTTAAAACAAGTCGCAATGCTGGCAGAGGCAGAGCTGATCAACCGAATGCAGCTCCAGTACGTCCAAATGTCGATTCCAGTCGGCTACCAGAAACACTGAACAGAGTCTCCTTCCACCGTCACTAGCGGCGGATCTCGCCCGATGTCGGATTACCGATGTCGGGCTTTTTTATTTGAAAGTCAGGAAAAATCATGGCCAGAGGCGATGTCCACTTATTTGCAGCTTACGAACTGAAATCGAAAGCCGGCACAGGCTTTAATTTGACTTCCGACACGATCAAACTCGGCATTGTTACCAGCACGACCGTTCCGACTGTATCGACTGCTGATCCGAGATGGGGTGCTGGCGGGACAACTGACTTTTCTGCAAACCAGGTTGCGACCGCAACAGCATATACCGGTCCTATCGCGCTGACATCCGTTTCTTACACGCGGACTAATGGTGTTAACACCTTCTCCGCTGCCAATATCACAGTAGCGCAAGACGCATCCGGTTTCACAAATGCCGCATATGGCATTCTTTACGATGACACAGTAGCTGGTAAGTTCGCTATTGGTTTTGTGGATTTGGGCGGACCTGTATCGATTACGGGCGGCGCATTAAATATTAACTGGAATGCATCTGGAATCTTCACTGAAACAGCTGCGTAATGACGCCAGATCAACTCACTGCACTCAAGTCTGAGCTGCAAAACGATCCAAAAGCCATCGGGTACGGCGCAATGCCGCCATCTAATCCGATGGCGATCGTGAATTTGATCAATGCACCGACGCAATCGATGATCAAGCAGATTACTTCTGCTGTCGCGATGACATGGGCCGCTGCGGGCCCGTATGCCGAAATTGTTGATGCTGCAAATAATGCGCAGCATCCTTGCAGGTCTTCATGTCTTGTCGTGCAGCAGACTTTTGCATCCGGTCAGGATATTCATCTGGAAGATCCGAAGGTGAAGTCGATGTTTGACGCTTGGGTGACAGCCGATTTGATCACACAGGCTCAACAGGATTCACTGATGGCTTTGTCAAACCAAATTGTTAGCAGGGCGCAGGTAATCGGCCTGCCTGAAGTCACTTATAAAGACGTGTGTGACGTGTTCTGGAACATTGATGGATCACTTAAATAATGTCTGCTACTAAAAGTTACACACTCACTATTGTGAATGCAGCGGCAAGTGCAGCAGGGTCAACTTATGCTTCCCCCTCTGCTGGATGCCAAAGCTCATGGATTGACTTGACAACAGTCGATCACGCTCTTATCTCTGGCATCATGGTAAATAGCGGTTCGGCTCCTACGGTCGGATGCACGATGCAGATCGACCAGTCACCAGACAATGGAACAACAGTTCGTCAATATGCAACCATTACGGCCGGCATAGCTGCGAGCACGACATATCCGTTCAATGTGCCTATTGATGGTGCTATTGGATATGCTCGCGTGACGTTCTATGGCAATGCAACAAACTCAGTTACCAATACTGCTGAGGTTCAAAAAATAGTGTACTAACATGCCGCGCATAACCAAGTCCGCGGTATTCGATTTAGGCAAATTCAAGACTGGATTAGCCAAGTCGATTGGTGTTCAAAACCTGTTCCTGTTCGACCAGGCATCAGGTCGTATTGTGGATTTCATGAATCCGCAGCTGATTGCCTCACCTTTGGCGTCTGGCATGTCAGCGGTCCCTGATACTGAAGGTGCGGCGATCAAATGTAATGGATCGTCTGGCGCACAGTCGGTGACTCTGCCGACACCGATGCAAACTGCAACTGGCAATAATTTGGTGGTAATTGGCCGGATCAAGGCAAATGCAGCGCAAACTAATAATCCTGGGCAAGCGTTTGGCTTTTCTTCATCGCTTGGATCAAATCCATCATTCGGTATCGGGTTTGATAACTCCAATCCGCCCAAAGCTGGATTAACATATTTGACAAGCGCAGGTGCCGGAACACTGGCATATTCGCAAAGCGCACTCAATACATGGGTGACAGTAGCTGCCCAAATAACGAATATCACGACATTCAGTGCATCTGGTGCAAACTATGCATGGATTAACGGTCAGCCGGCAACGACTGGCCAAGGTTCGTTAGGATTTGGATCTGGCGCCAATACCATGAATGAATTGGTATTTGGCGGTCAGCACAGAAGTTCCGGATATTTGCGTTGGTTGAATGGTGCAGTTGAGTGGGCTGCAATCATTGCGGTTCCGCAGACGCCAATGCCGGATGCATGGCACTGGCAGTTATATGCGGATGACTTTCCGTACAACTTATTTAGTAACGAGCCTGATTTTGTAATCAGCGCGGCAGGCGGGACAACTGTCGCGTGTTCGTTAGGCACTGTAACGCAAACAGGCTTGGCAGCCTCAGTTGCAATTTCAACAGATGTTGCCGGAAATCTTGCAACGGTCACGGGTGCAGGAAATGCAGCATCTATCAGAATTTCGACGGATATTGCTTGCGCACTAGGTACCGCAAGTATTGCAGGACAATCAGCGGCAGTCTCAGTCTCAACAAATGTTGATGCATCGCTAGCAACCATATCTGATGCGGGTTTATCCGCAAGCGTTAGCGTATCAACGGATGTAAGTTGTGCAGAAGCGCAAGTAACTTGTGCCGGACTGACGGCAACAGTATTAACAGCGACAACTATTGACTGCGCTCTTGCATCGGTTGCTGTGGCTGGATTATCTGCATCAGTTTTGCAGCCAACAGATGTTTCATGCATTCCGGCCGGATTGACATCAGCTGGATTGTCCGCCGATATAGTCATTCCAACTGCAGTTTCTTGCAATGCGGCACAGATCACGATAACTGGCCTTAATGCAACGGTAACGAGTGCTAGTTACATATGCTCAGCATCTGTTTCTGATTCTGCCTTGTTTAGCATGGCGTTAAGCGACACGAGTTCATTAATGACCATTAACGATAGCACTGTATTCACAATGACATTAACCGAACAATCATGAATCAGTACACCGCAAATACGCTTGTGAGATTGTCGGTTGCAGTCGCAACCATTGCTGACTCCGCGATCGATCCGACAACCGTCACCATGAAAGTAAAGCTGCCGGATAACTCGGTATCGGACCAGACTGCCAATGTAGTTAAAGACAGCACGGGTAATTATCACGTTGACTATCTGCCTACTCAAACTGGCACATACACATACGAGTGGATCGGAACTGGAGCGGCTCAGGTTTCCACAACTGGTAAGTTTCTGGTGAGTCCGGGGACGTTCTGACATTCAATGGCCCTCAAAACACTAAAGCCTCGCATCAAGACCGCAACCAACCGCATCAAGACAATGTCCGCCAATCCAACGGCAACGCCAAGGTTACGCGGTCGTGCTGGCGTTGAAGCACGTGCCAGATGGTTGCGTGCGCATCCACTGTGTGTCATGTGCCATGCGGACGGAGTGATAGCGGCGGCATCAATAGTCGACCACATCATTCCATTAGCGTTGGGCGGCAGGGACGACGATACGAACAAGCAGTCGCTGTGCGATGCCTGCCATATAGAGAAGACCAAGACTGACGGTAGCCAGCGATGGCGCGAGCAGTCATGCGTAGGGAGTAATCTGAAATGAATGACAACGCTATGCAAACCCAATTGGACGATCTGCATTCTCATCGTACTGGACAATCATCACAACGCTGCCATGTGGCAGGTAAAGAGATTGATGTGTCGCGCCTTCCATTTTTAAAGAGCGAGTGGCAAATATGTAATAAGGGTTGTTTGTGTCTATCACAGTGCAGTCGAGTAATGGATGTCGAAGATTGCCAACACTCGTAAATCCGTCATTGTTCCCATTGGAATAAGGACACCTGCTGGCGAGGCAGCATCAAGAACGACTAGGTAGCGCATAGGTGTATTGGATAAGCATGCAATCAATGGCCCATGTTTGGATTATAGCTGCGCAACACGTTGGATGGTACGGGGGTTGAAATCTTTGCAATCTGACAAGTCGGACAT